TGCCGTGCAACGTGATCGTCACAGCTCACGTGAAGACGACGAACGATGATACAGGTGCGATCTATCGTGATCCGCTTGTCACCGGCAAAGATCTTCCGGAGCTGATTCCACTGTGGTTCAGTGAAGCATATTACTGCGTCACTGGCTCGTCGGCGAGTGATCCAAAAGACAAGACGATTCAATACCTGTGGCAATTCCGGCCGGATAAGAAGGTGCGCTGGGCGAAGAGCAGAATGCTGCCAGCAAACCATCCGTCACCGACGCTTGCAGGATACGTTGAGACTACGAGCAAGTTCACCAAGTGGAAGGCTGCTGCAGACAATCTCACACCAACAGGTAAAGAGGATGCTGCAACGACGACAGCCGATATGAAAGCTGCCGCCACGTCGGTTGGCATCGATATGTCGAAGGCAAGTGCAAACGATGCCCCGGCACACGTGATCAACAACGGCAAGGCTGCAGGTGACTAGGGCGGGCGCGAAGAGTTTGGCACTCAAACTGTAATACTCAAGCATATCGCATCGAGCCGCAAGGTAACAGCGAAGCGGCTAACAACAAACGAAGCGCAAGTGATAGCAGAACCGAGATAAGTACACGCGGAGTACTGCGCAAGATAACCCAGCCTGCTGGGATACGGGCAACAGCGAAGCAGGCACGGCTTAATACCACGGAAGGTCACACGGATGTGGAAAGCAAATGTTCAATAACAGAAACGTTCAATAAACCAAGGAAAGGTAACAAGGACCATGCAAATTCAGCTACCCAAGAATCTCGATGAAGTCAAGGCGGGGTTTGATCCGCTGCCAGAAGGTACGTACAAAGTGCGTGCCACGAAAGCGGATCTCAAAACGAGCGCGAAGGGCAATCCCTATCTCGCAATCACCTTCACTGTCATTGAGAACGACGCTGCGGAGTACAACAACCGCAAGCTCTTTCACAACGTCACGATCACCGACGAAACGATGGGATTCGTGAAGGAAGTGCTCGAAGCTCTCGGTACTCCCTGGGACGGCAATTCGTTCGACACCGAAGACGTGATCGGCAACGAAGCACTCGTCTCGGTCAAAGTTCAGGCACGTGCGGACAATCCCGAACAGATGCAGAACGTGATCAAAAAGTTCGCTCGCGCCTAACAGGCGGCTGCGTTCTTCCCGAAGTAGGTGCGGCTAGATTGAAACGGCTGGACTGAAAAAGGCGTCAGGGCCGCGAATAAATGCTGACGAAAATCAACGCGGACCACTTCACGCTAGACGCTATCTCACAAGAGAGTAAATGCACGATGCGTGCGGTGCGAGAGAAGTACGGCTTTCGTCCAACGGTAGGACGCTATCTCATAAGTGCCGAGATGGAAATGGGAGTTCGAATCTCTCAACTTCGTATGCCGCAGTCCACGGATGGACACAAACCGGCAGATGCGGGCAGCTTCACACGGATGTAAGAGCTGCCCATTTCTTACAACACAGAGACAAAACAAACGATTGGAGTCAGGGAAGACATGTTCACATTGAAATTAGGTAGTCGGAAATTTCGGCTGGGACGCGGTCCGGTTGCAGCAACACTCAACGATGTGCTCAAGCATCGCATCGCCACAGCGGAAGAGCGATATGAGCAAGCAGCTCGCGACCGTGAAACCCAGCTCGATCAGGAAATCGAACTGCATGACCGGGCACTGCAGGCTGTCCAGGTCCAGTATGAAGAGAACGTCGATGCGGCTTATCAGCGGCATGACGATGACGTCGTTGAACTGTTGGTGAAGCACGTGGACGAAGTGCTTACCGGAAAGGTCGGTAAATAACGTGGGACTTCTGACAATACTCGGAATCATCTTTATCGTTCTGAAACTCGTCGGCGTGATCGTGTGGTCCTGGTGGTTGGTCCTGCTGCCGTTCGGCGCAGAGATCATCGCCTGGGCGATTGCAGTGATCGTGTGGGCCATCGTCGGTTCCTATGCGCTGCAAGCGGTCAGCAAAGAGATGGCACAGGCAAACAAAAGAAATCCGTGGGGGCTGTAGCCATGAGCCTGCAATTCGACATTCTGCAAACAGAACAGAAGGAAACGCAGGAGTCAGCAATCGTGCTGACTTACTTCCTTGAAGTGGTCAACGTCAAACTGAAGGAACGGCATATCACGATTCATCCGGACGAAGCTTCTGCTCTGTATCAACTCCGGAAGCATGGTCGGTTCGGTCAGCGGCCGAACGCAGGTGGTGGAGATCGAGAAGAGAAAATCTTCGATGCACTGCAGGGACCGATCGTGGCTGTGCTCGCAAAGATTGCAGCAACGAAGGTTGAGCCGATCATCGCCATCGCGTCAGCAATACCCAGCGGCTTGGTGACTCCGTGAGCGAACGGACGTTTCATGTGACGGTCCAGTACGGAGCTGGACCACACTTCTTTATCACAACCACACGCACGGCATTTGACAACGTGCTCAAGGCAAAAGTGCATGCTGAAGGCGAACAAGCCTCTCGAATGCTCGCATGGAAAAAGAACGGCGGGCGCGGTGCGAAACCGATCACGCGAGTGATGATGGTGCTGCTGGAAAGGGACAGCCGATGACAGTTAAGGCGCGAATAGACAACCTGCTTGCGTGCGTAGGTCTCATGCGTACTGATATTCATCAGTCGCGTATGCAGGCACGGGCTGAGCATATGGCATTCGAGAACCGTACGGACCGACAACTTGCGGCACAGAGACAAGAGAAAGCTGTTGAGGAAGCAGGCCGAATTAAGGATGAGATCCTCTCACAGTGGGGAAGCCTGCAGGTTCGTCGGACGCCAATGAAGGGCTACGTCGTCATTCAATATCAAGTGGCCGAAGAGCTGATGCTCATGTATCAGGGCAACGATCAGGATCGAATCGTTGTGCTTGCACAGGCTGTGGGCAAGTACATTGAACGCGAGCTGCGTCGGACTCGGTTCTTCAACGTGGGGTATCGATGAAAGAAGGGTGGAAGCGGCTTCTAGGAGCAAAGAAGCGACACTTCTTCAATATTGACTATCACTCACTGTGCAAACGGTGGATGACTTTCAATCATGTCGACAGCGATGACAACAACGATCACAAGGACAATTGCGTCGAATGTACTAGAAGGCTTCTGATCTCGATCACGGAGCCGACGCAAAGTATGCAGGGCGAGCAGCGGAGCATTGATCCGCAACGACCTTGACCGTTCCGCATGAACGCATGCCACAAAGGTCACAGAGACGGGAAAACATTAGTGCGTTCTTCTATCCCGTAAAGAACGGTAACCGGTAACCAGTCCGGTCGTCCTGCTCCAATTTCCCGCACTTTGGCGGATTCAAGGAAGAAACACATAGGCATGGATGCCTTACAACTCACATCACAGCTTGCTGCCGGTATTCCTTCCACATATGGCATATCTCTAGCGAGTCGCCTGCTTCCGAGCAATGGTCCCACCAATGCAAAGATCGCAATAGTGGGCGACTTCCCTTCCCACCAAGACGAAAAGAAACGCGGATCACTCACGAGCTGGGCGGGCGTCGAGCTGGACAAGATGCTTAAGAATGTCGGCTTATCTCGTGGCGACGTCTACGTGACCGACTACATCAAGGTGCGTCCGCCGAAGAACAACGTGTTCGCCATGCAGCCTGGGCCATACGATCCAATGTGGCTGAACATGCTGCGGACCGAGCTGGACGCGGTCAAGCCGAACGTCGTTATCGCGCTAGGCTCTGTCAAACGGAGGAACGTTCCCCTCAACATCCTGTGTGGTCTGAATCCAGACGGTTCGTCGGCTGACGGATCGGGCAAGCTGCCGAACCTGAGCAGCATGAAGTATCGCGGCAGCGTGCTGGAATCGACGTTCATACCTGGGCTCAAGGTCATTCCGACGATCCACCCGCAAGCAATCATTTCACAGTGGTCATGGCGGCAGCTTGTTGTCGCGGATCTTGAAAAAGCGAAAGCTGAAAGCGAGTTTCCGGATATCCGGAAACGGCCGCGAACGTTTCGCATCCGGCCGAAGTTCCGCGAAGTGATCGACTACATACACGACATTCTGCGGTCACGTCGAGAGTACTGCGTCGATATTGAGCTGAAGGCACAGCATATCAGTTGCATCGGAATCGCGAAGTCGGCCGAAGACGCGCTGTGCATTCCATTCATCGAGCACGGTCAGCCGTATTGGAGCACGTTCGAGGAATACGCCATATGGCGTGCACTTGCGCAGCTCTTCGAAACCGACATTCCGAAGATCTTCCAGAACGGTCTGTTTGATTGCTTCTGGCTGTGGCTGCATGGGATCAGGGTCAACATGAAGAACATTTGGGACACCATGTTGATGTTCCACTTGTTGTACGCGGAGCTGCCCAAAGGTCTCGATACGCTGTGCTCGCTGTACACCGATCTACCGTATTACAAGGACGACACCAAGGCGCACAAGTTCAACGTGCCGGACGAAGTGCTGTGGCGATACAACCTGAAAGACTGCCTGGGCACACACGAATGCAAACAGCATCTTTACGCCGCACTCAAGGGTTTCTCCGCTCCGAAAGTCTACCTGCAGAGCATCCGCAACTGGAATGTCTTGGGGCTGTACACCGACGTGATTCAACCCTTGATCGGCGAGCTGCTCACGACCGAGCTGCGCGGTGTGAAGATCGATATCGCCAAGCGGGAAGAAGCATCGGAAGAGCTAACCGGCAAGATCGCAGCCGCACAAGAGCGGCTGAATGAGATCGCAGGACACGCGCTGAACGTGAATTCTCCGCTGCAGCTCAAGGCATTCTTCTTCAAAGAGTGCGGGATCGAAGAGCAGGTGAACCGGAAGACCGGCAAGGTGTCGACGTCCGAAGAAATCCTGCTCAAGATGACCGACAGACTGAGTGCGGAACAACGCACACGCGAGGAAGCGGCAGCAAAGGCGACGAAGAAACGGAAGGCACCGAGCAAGCAGGTTGAGAAATGGGCGCGGGAAGAAACGGCACTGCGGGCAATACCCAATGTGTTGGAGATTCGCGGGCATAAGAAGATCAAGAAAACGTATCTGCAGGCACAGCTCGATCCGGATGAAAGAATCCGAACAAGCTATAACCCTGCAGGCACCGACTTCGGTCGTCTCGCATCGAGCAAAAGCCCTTTAGGTAGCGGCGGAAACCTGCAGAACATTCCGCCTGGGATTTGCCGTGAGATCTTTGTGGCTGATTCCTGTGAAAGCTTAGAGGGAGCAGCGCATTGCTATGACGTGCTGCCGACGATTCCGGTACGAGACAAGAAAGATCCGGACAAGATAAAGGAAGTACCGGCGTGGACGATCGATCCGCTGCATCCGCCGGACGTCTGTGTCAAAGATAGCTGCATGCTGTGGCTCGCGGGTGACTTGTCGCAGGCTGAAGCACGCATCGTTGCCTACATCGCGCCTGAAGCGAACATGATCGCAGCGTTTGAGAGTGGGCAGGATATCCACATCTACAACGCTTCGCTGCTCTTCGATCTGCCTTATGAATCGATGCATGGTGAGTCACCGGAACGATTCATCGCAAAGCATCTGGTGCACGCGTGCAATTACAAAGTCGGTAAGGCGCGATTCGCTGACACGGTGAACATCAAAGCGAGTATGCACGGTGTCAACGTGTTCTTCACACCGGAACGTGCGGGCGAAGTGATGCAGCTTTACTACACGAAGTTCAGTGGCATTCCTGCGTTCCATGTGTTTGTCGAAGAGCAGATCAAAAAGAGTCACATGCTGTGGAACCTGTTCGGTCGGCCGCACGTGTTCTTCGATCGTGCCGACGATAACGTCTTCCGCACTGGCTATGCCTGCATTCCACAAGGTACGGTCGCGGACATGGTCAACATCGGCTACGTGCGCGTGGCAAAACGATTCCCTGTGGTCCTGCAAGTGCATGACTCAATCACAATTCAGGTGAAGCCTAGTCAGGTGGAAGATGGGATGAAGGTCATGACCGACGCATTCAATATTCCGCTGAACGCACACGGCAAAGAATTCTATATCCCGATGGACTTCAAGATCGGTCCGTCATGGGAGAACGCACGAAAGATCAAACTGCCAAAGGCAGCATAACAAAGGAAGGGCAAAGAAATCTCATGGAAGAGATACAGCAAGAGCAGCAAGCAGAACCACGCCGAATGAAACTAGCCTACGTCGCTGGAAAGTACCGCAGCAAGACCGAGTACGGTGTGCACGACAACATTCAACGGGCCGAGAAGGTCGCGCTGAGATATTGGGCCAGGGGGTATGCCGTGATCTGTCCGCACAAGAACACAGCCTATTTCGGTGGCTTTGCCGGTCTGAACGACAGTGTGTGGCTTGATGGAGATCTGGAAATGGTTCGTCGTTGCGATGTCGTAATCATGATGCCGGATTGGGAAGACAGCGTCGGCGCGTGCACTGAACTGGCTGTGGCGAAGGCGTACGGCAAAGAGATCATCTACGATGACTCAGATCTCTATTGGTAGACAGTCGGCGAACGAAAGCGGAATCGATAATCTGCCGGACAGGGAAGTCTAAGCAGACATAACTTAAACGAAGGAACATCAAGGACGAAATGAGAGAACGATCACTCGGTAACGACAAAACGTGGCTTCAAGGATATATGGAGTACACCAAAGAATACGAATCCCCAATGCTCTATCACCAATGGGTTGGCTTAATCACGATGGCTGCATCGTTGCGCAACCGAGTCTATTTGACTCGTGGTGCTGCAATCCATCCGAACCTGTACGTGGTGCTCGTCGCGGGCACGGCTACCGTACGCAAGAGTACGGCAATCAAACAGGGCACAGACCTGAGCAAACAAGTACCGGCAGTCAGACACTATCGTGGCACGATAACCGGACCGTCACTGATTCAGAGCATGCGGTCAGACGTGCCCACAAGCAGCGACAAGCGAGTAGCGAAGAAACCTGCGCAGGAAGGAACAACGATCAACCTGAACAGCGTGGCAGGCAAAAGAGAAGACAGCCTGTTTCTCGTGAACGATGAGATGTCGACGTTCATGAACGAAGCAACGCGAGACAGCTTGGAAAGCAATTTGACGCAGCTATGGACCTGCCAACCTGATTGGGAGTACAAGACAAAGACTCGTGGCAGCGCGTTCCTTGAGAACACATGTCTGAACATGCTGCTGGGTACGAATCCCCGCTGGCTGTCGAAATCGATTGGCGAAGATTCGTTCGATGGCGGCTTTGCCGGTCGCGTGATCTGGCTGTTTCAGAGTGAGCCCAGGCAGCGGAATGGCTGGATCAAACATGGTCCAGAGCGCAAAGATCTGGAAGCACGTCTTGTCGAAGATCTCGTGCACATGTCCGAGCACATTGCGGGCGAAATGGGCATCGAGGATTCGATCCGCGAAGAATTCAAGCTGTGGGACGAAACACGATCGAGGGATGTGGCAACGTCCAGGATGGTCGGCTACAACGAGCGTAAGCCTGAGACGGCGCTAAAGCTGGCAATCCTGCTGAGCATCAGCGAGAGTGATGAGCGGATCGTGCGCGAGCGTCATGTGCGAGCTGCTTGGGACATGTTGAAGACGATGGAAGCCTATATGCCGTTTGCATTCCGCTATATCGGAACGGAAGACGCGGCTATCGGCGAAGAGATCTTAAACCTGTTGCAAGAACATCACGGTGAAATGCTGCAGCGTGATCTGCTCAAGAAAGTGAAGAACAGGCTGCGGAACGGTAAGAAGCAGTTTGAGGCGATACTCGATCTGCTCGACTTCATCGGCGACGTCTCATACAGCTCAAGCGGCACTGATCCGCATGCAATCATCTGCCTGGGAAAGAAGCAGACAGAGCAAGCCAACCAGACAACGGACCTGACGCAAAGCTTGATGTATCGAGCGGGCGCGGCCGGTGTATCGGTCGTCGACGAAAACGACGCTGAGATCATCGGTGATTAATCGAGCGGCCAGGGTCTAAGAAAGTAGCCTTGGTTTGCGAACAGCGGGCAGGAACCACATGCGACATATCTCAAAGTATCAACGTGCTTGTGGTTCCTGCAACGTGCCAGTCCCCGAACAACCTGCCTCTTCTTCCATCCTTACGAACATACAGGCTCAGTCATGGTGCCCAGGCTGCGGTGCGTCACTCTGTGAAGCGTGCTTCCAGACGAGTGGACCGATGTGCCGAGACTGCTGGACTGATGGTCAAAGAACCAGAAGAAGATCTCAGGATCTCCAGCGACTTGTTAAACAGTTTTCGGATATTTGCGGATAGAATTGCGGATATCACGGCCGTGTGAATTAACACGGCCGTGATCGTTATTGGTTGGACTGTGCTCGCATCATCATGTCGGTCTTTTTGGCGGAACCGGCAGATGAACCGAAGTAGTAACTGATGATCGCAATCCAGGCTGTTCCCAGCGAGCCCAGCATTCCGATCAGAATGTCATGTGCGCCTGCTGGAACGGTGTGGTAGCTCATTAGGGTGAGCAGACCGAAGAAGCCTGCAGTGACGCTTATGGCGAGAATGGCAGGCACTTTGTCCTTGACGGCAATCTCTCGTGCTCGCGCATTCGAACGGTCTTGGTCGACCAATTCTTCCATCTTTGCGGCCGAGTCGAAACCGAGCTTCGCCATTTGGATGGAAAAGTCCTGATCAGCTTGTTTCAGTTTGAGTAGCGCATCGGGATCTTTGGTTGTAGCAAGTGCGACGGCATCGCTAATGTCTTCGGCTTTGCTGGGCGGATCGATGCCGAGTGCTTTGCCGACAGCATTAGCTGCCATCGAACCAAGCGGTCCACCGAGACTCGCTGCGGCTGATAAAAAGGGGAACGCTGTTTTGAAAATGTCTTTGAAACCCATACCCTTACTTTGACTTCGGCAAGGGTATGGAATTTATGGCTATGGAAGGTTAGAACGCAGACGATGTGACAATGGTGCGCGTTGAACCAGTGTCACGAACATTGAGAGAGCATGTACGTGCCGGACTCGTACCAGTACAGCTTACCCACCAATCACCATCGCGCAGTGATCCAGGTGTGCCCAACGATGACGTTATCTTGCTGGCTGTTGTGGTGTCACCGACGACAACACTGTCGACTGCGTCCAGGCCGATAAGGGGTACGTTCGCACTGTTGACGAAATTGCGAGCGTTCAAGAATGTTAGGTTGGGCAGGCGAATGATTCCTGCCGTGGCAGGCGTGCTGCCCAATTCAATCGTCGAGCCCGCATACAGTGTCCGAATACGTTTCGATCCACTGCCGATATCCTGACTGTTATCGTTGACCGGCGCAAAAGTCGTGTGAAAGACAAGATTGCCTGTATTGTTGTAGATGTAGGCATTCGACCCATCGTGACCGAGCGCAGCGTACTTCGGGCCAGTCGTGCTACCGTACACACGAAACTCTTGTGCGTTCGTGCTGTTCTTCAACGCCAGAACATTGGAAGCGTCTCGAACTAGGATTGCGTCTGCGCCGAGCACCACGCTTGTTCCGAAATATCCAGATCGGACTTGCACCCCGCTGCGCCCAAGATCGTACACGTTGTCAGACGCAGGATACATGGCATAAGGACCAATCGCTGAATTGCCGATGACCCATCGAGCCGCATTGTTTGTATCCAGATTCAACACACTGTCGTCCACAGTCCGCAGAATCAGTGCTCCGGTCTGTGAATAGATACGTGAGTCTGAACCATCGTGCAACAGTTGCAAGTACTTCGGTCCAGTCGTGGTTCCATATACACGCAAGGTCTGAGCATTCGTGCTGTTCTTGAGTGCCAGCGTGTTCGCTGCACCATCACGAACCAGGACCGTGTCACCATTCCAAGTTAGTGATGCGGCTGAATCGAGCTGCAGGGCTGTGCCCGATATCGTCAATGGCACCACGGTTGTGCCGAAGCTGCCATCGGCCGACGTGTTCTTCTCAAGTGTGATGACACCACCATTAAGCTTCCATCGCCAGTAACCACCACCAGAGATCGATTGATCCGTTTCGCGAAACGTGGCAACGGGAGCCGTACCCTGGAATTGTCCAAAGGACATGGAAGGGGTAAGCAGAAGCGACAGAGCCAATACGAGAGACAGGAAAGATCGAATCATTATGATGCCCTTCTGTAATATGCGATAAGGTCGTCACCACTCACGGGAGCGAAATCAAGTGTGAGATTCACACCTGCACGACTGAAGCCAGAACCTTCAAGTAGTGTGACAAAATGCCCGCTGCCAACAGCGCGATAAAACACGATGACGGAGTTCCCAAGCGGTGTTGAAGCAATCGTGAATGCCGTATTCACACCGTTCTTTGTGCCAGCTACGCTTTCTTTCTCAACGTGGACACCGGTTGTATCGGCTGCAGGCGTCGCTATACCTGTGATCAGAAGGTCCTGGATAGTCTGAGATGCGGGGCTTGCAGGTAGCGAGAAATTACCGAGCTGCTTGCTGACAGCGACTCCGTCGATAGTGACGTCAACTTGTGCCGTGTAATAACGCGTTGCGGGAATCGCATCGCTCGTACTTTCGAGAACAATGCTGAATGCACCGGTACTCGGACTGATCGTCGCGCTTTCGGCCTTTGGAATCGTGATATCACCATTCGAGTCAATGAACCAGTCATTGAGCGTGAAGCTGATCGTGCCGGACGTTGGAAACTCGTTCTGAGAATCTTCGATCACTCCGGTGATTGTGATTTGTGCCATCCGTTACTGTCCCTGTCCTTTGCGTTCGAGCCGAGCGAGAATCTTTGCCTGCTCGACTTTTAGTCCTTCGATCTCACGTGTAAGCCGATCGAGCTTTTCTTCGCTGCGTTGCATCGATTCCATGAGCAGTCGACGGTCGGCCAAATACGGAGATTCGTTCTGGATCATGCTATGGACTTCCGTGCGCGATGGGAGCGAGTAGCCGAAAGAGATAACCGCTATCAGCGTCGTGAGCAGCACGCTGACAATGGCGGCAATGACAGGATTTGCAAAGCTTTTCGACACACTGACTCCTGCCTAATTCGACCGAGTCACCGACCGCATGTTGCAGGATTATTTGCCTGGATTGCCGTGCTTTGTCTTGCGGAAGACGGATTTGCCATTCATCTGAAACTCAACATTCTCAAAGGTCCAGCACAGCTTGTCCGCTGCAGGAATCACATGCTCGACGAAGAGAGTGTCGAGAAACTCTTGGGATAGGTCACGACGTGGATTGCCATCTGCTGTTTCAAAGAGTTCTTTGAAAAGTGGATCATTGATAACGACCTGGGCAAGCTTGTCTTTGCGGGCTGGGTCCACGTGGAACTTACCAGTCGAATCGCATCCGCCGAAAGCGACGATAAACACAGCAAGACGGCCGACATAGTTGAGTTGGAAGGACACGACCTGGATGCAGTCGACTTCCAGGGCTTCTGCCGTACGTGTTGTTTTATCAGTGACTACGGCCATCATATCTATCGGTGAAGTCATGTGAGCATGCATACGGTTTACTTAGACCGTTAGACGTAAAGAAGATTGTGCCCAGCTCCGTCGTCAAAGAGATTCACCTGCGTAAGCGAGCCGTTGATGTAGAGCCATAGCGGTGTGACCGTCGTGCTGCTCGTGGTGTCGATACGGAATCGCTCAGTCGAGTTCACGTATCCTTCAATGCGCGTCGAGTTGATGAATGCGAAGGATGTGTTGCCTGCGCTGATACCGAATCCGGAATTGACGAGAAAGTTCTTGCTGATAGCTTGTGGACCGGATGAGCTGACAGACAGCACTCCGGAACCGGCAGATGACAGTGTGACCGTGCCCCCACCACCACTATCTGTGAGTGACACGGATGAACTAGTACCTGCACCAAACCCAGCAGGACTGGAAAGTGTTACGAGCGAGCCGCTCAAACCTTGAATCGTGTTCGTGAGAATTTGCGCTGTCGCTGCTCCGCTTATGGGAATCTGCGTCAGCAGCGTGCTACCGCTATAGCAGCGCAAGCCGTTTGTTGAATCCAGCTCAATGCGAGATCCGCTCGCTGCTGTTCGCAGCGTAGCTCCCGTGATCGTACCTGTTGCTGTGATCGTCTGTGCAAATAAATCCGTGACGTCTATCTTCGCGGCCGTGACAGCGTTTGCTGCCAGCTTGCTTGTGATGATCGAGTTGGCACTCAGCACATTGCTGTTCACACCAAACACGCCAACTGCCGGAACGAAGAATGCATTCTGTGCCGTGTCCGCGATGTTCTGCGCTACACACATTAAGATCGCAGTATCTCCTGTCACACTTGAATAGGTCGTTGTCGTCTGCAGAACAGTTGTCGAGACGTTCTTGTCGAAATAGATATACGTGATCGCCGACATGTTGCCGGTGTTGCCACTGCTGATCGAATACGTCGTACCATCGGCAAGCTTGATTGTTCCGCTTGCCCAGGCGACGGTATCGTGATCGGAACCTGAGAACACGATATCCGTGTTGAAATTCTTCGCTTGATCCGTCAGTTTCGTTGCGGATACCGCGCCATTCACGAGCTGCGTGACGTTGATCGAGTTCGCGCCCATTTCAGAGTTTGTGATACCTGCGAACGTCGCAGTCGGCGGTGAGCCGCTGACAGCACCTTCACCAAGCAGGTTATACAGGGCAACCCAGCAATAGAGCGTTCCAATGTTGCTGCTGAAAACGAGAGATCGTTTACGTGTGCCACGTTCCTCGGTGAGCGCGATGACTCCCTCGTTGATCAATGCGGGCGTCGTGAACTTGAGTTTCTCCCAAAAATGGTGACCGGCATTGTTGTTCACGATGTAGAACGTGCAGCCGGTGATCGTTCGCGTCATACGCTCATACGGTGTCTCGATCACGAGCGTATCGTTCGTGTTCGATACGATCTTGCCCATGAAGAGCAATCCTTCATAGTCGAATGTCGGTGAGCCCGCACGCGTGGGATGAAACACGACGACGTCTTTGCCCGCATATGCGTTTATTGTCCAACCTGGATTGGGCGATGCCAAAATGCTCTGACTGCCAGCCATGAGCGTGCAAGTACGCGATGACGTAATGCTGTTGTACTGTGTTGTCGCAGTCGGCAGCGTCGACGAGTCGTGGATATAGACAGAGTATCCCCAATAACTGCCGGTGTTCGTTGCGGGAATTTCCCAGCTCACTTCAAACTGATTGCCCGCAAGATATGTCGCTGTTGCGGCTGTCTTGATCTGCAGGTTATCGGGAGTGGGCGGAATGGCTGTATCTGTGCTCAGATTGTCACCGAAGTTAGTTGTCCTTGTCAGTGTTCCCGTATAGCTGGAATAACCGAACGCATTCGCCACGCGAGCACGAAAATAATAGGTTCCAGGCTTGTTGACGGGAAACACGAGAGACGTCGGCGGTTTGTGCCCAATCTCGTGGTCATACAGAAGGGAAACGAAACCACTGTCGGATGCGACTTGAATATGCGCCTTGAACACAGTGTTCCAGTTGGCAGCACCACCCGGCCGCTCGATACCGATCAGCCATTCGTACTCGTTCGTGTTGAATGAACCTTGGTTGCGAAGAACGCCGATCGTCGGTGCATCTGGTGTTGTCGTGTCTGTGCCCGCTGCATCCGGTGACGTGGTTGTAACTGGACCGGCCGCTGAGCCTTCTGCATTAAGGATCGACATGCCGGTAACCCAATAGTAATAGGTCGTGCTGGCATCCACGCTCGCATCGACGAACAGCGTCCCATCCAGTGTGGCAATCTTTGTTGCTGTTGCGAAATTGTTGACCGTGTTCCGATATACCTGGAATGACTTAAACAGCTTTAAGTTGCTGCCGGTATATGGTGACCACTTCAACGAGACAAGACCACTGCCGATAAAGATCTGCAGACTGCTGGGAGCAGGCAGCACATCGGTCATACCATCGACAAGTACAGCTTGCCGTGGATACACCGGACTGCCTGCCGCATCGAGTGTGTTTGGGTCAGGGAAGTGTCCTGACATAGGACGGCTGACAGCGACAAACCAGGATACGGCCGGAGGATTCTCGATCTCGTAATCGATCGTGGTGTTCGGATTGTTCAGCTCGATCACTTCGCGCCACTTCGATGTATCCGGTGCACTGCTTCCGTTGTCCGGTGCACGCAAGATAATCACGGAACGAAAGTTCTTGGCTGGGCTGGGCTCCGTGTAATTGAACGTCAGGCGCGACGTCGGCTTATTGTTCCCGTCGAATGAACCACCCTCGGTGACGCTGAAGGCTGTAACAGCAGGCGGCTGTGCGTCGAGTGATGCGTTCGCGGCAATGCGCGTGAAGTTCGTGACCGTTATGGCCGTATCGTCATAGATCGCATCGTTGTGCAACGTGGCTGTGATCTTGCGCAGAAAGACCGTTCCACCGTTCTGCAGATGCTCTGCAGTATCTTCGAAGTCGACTACGCGAAACATTGTTTCGAATGATGGATCAAGCAGATCATCGGTGACCGTAATCACATCGCCTTGTTCCAGGTCGCTGTCTTTATAGAACGTCTCGAATGTGATCTGCAGGTTGTTTGACAGACCACCCTGCGCAAACTCACCTGCCCGCAGAATCAGCGTTGCGATACGTGCTGCTTCATCCTGTGTGCTCGTTCCAGGCAGATCGACTGTCTTCGACACAACGCGCAGTGAGTTATCGCCGAAGATATCGCCGACCTGTTTCTGTGCGAAACGATCGGACACGACGAGCTGCACCTTTGCAAAATCCGTCTTGTCGATAAAGTTCACTCGGACTTCATTCGGGATTTCCGAGATCGGTTTTCTGGATTTAACGAGAGTGCTCTTGCCATCCTTCCACACGATGTTGCGACTTGTGTTGCTGTTCGCTGAATAAGTTGAGATCGAAGACGCGGGACCGAGTTCTTTGATTTTCAATGTGCCGTCGATATCGAGGTAAGGCGGCAGGCAGTACATCTGCAAACAGATTAGGCGAATCCAATCTTGGTAGGTCTTCTGATCGGTGACCACACCATTAAATGTCCAGCGTGGAACGAGCCCGCCGACTAATGTATCGCTGACCGTGTCACTGTTGCGTGCGGCAATATCGACAAACGATTGCAGGTTGATGCGACCGATATCGATTCCACCACCCGCACGTCGACTCGTCATGAGATCGAGCAGAACCCAAGCGGGATTTGTCGTTGCCTTCCTGCTGTATGTGACAGCGTCGGAGTACACGCGCACGATACGGCCGTATTGAACATCGAACTGCCCATTGAAGTTTTGCGATGTGAAGTCGACGCCTGGATTGTTCTTCGTCGAGATCCGGAAAGCGACGCGAGCAGAGCCCCAATAAGCCAGCTTGTTTGTCGTGAAATCGGTGACAGCGGGGAAGAAGCTTGATCCAGGTTCCGGTGCATCCATCACACCGTTATAGATCTCATAGCCCCAGCCTGGACGCGGATCGTGTCGGTGTGCACCGTTTACAAAGATGCCCTGTGTATCGCTGTCGGCAATATAGGCATCGCTCGTCACTGCCTGGGATTCATTTGTGCCGTTCGTTGCGAGCGGACCTTCGGCGATGATCCACAGCGTGCTTGTAAAATCCGTCCCATTGGGATTTGCCAGGACGAGAATCGGATCACTCACGCGGGCTTTGCCGTAGACGAGCGGAATGCGCCGACCATATGCTGAGTCGTTACCAGGATATGAGACACGATTCGCAGTCAGGAAGATGTGGCTGTTGCCGAGCTGCATCGGTTGATGTCCGGTGATCTGTGGAAAGCCGGTGAAGTAATTGCGATTGTTCCCGCCGACCATATCGCTGCTGTTGTTCCCGTACATGCCACGGGCTTTGCACTGATTGATCGAGAATCCGCAGTTGCCGAAGAGCGCCGTCGCACCAATGCTGTGGCTTGCGATAGTTGTACCGCGCTGAGCACGGACACCGGTCAGCGTATTACTGGACGCGGCAATAATGAGCAGTCGCTCGCTACCGATAATGAGTTCGTCACCGGTCACAACAAGCTGGCTAGAAGGCAGGGCATTAATATCAAAGGTGACAGGATCGGATGTGCCATCGATAGCGGTTGCCGTGGTCGTCTTGAAGCCGATCGTCGACGTGCGCTGATACGGACACTCGAACCCATCGAAGTCCGTCACCGTTTGTCCGCTGTCTGATTTGCCGAATTCGTTGTTGCACTGGACGGTGATAGCACGCTTGGGAATATCGCTACGTGACGTTGGTGAACCGGCATATGCCGTGAGAGTGACCTGCTCACCGGATAACTCGGTCAGCTCGTCGGACCACCCTACCCATTTCACATATCCCGCAGCAATCGAGTCGATGTACTCGATGATCTCGATCTTTGCTCCAAGGAATGATTCTGTCTGATCGATCAGAGTGATTGCATCGTCTGCATTCGCGAGGATGATCTGCACCTGGGATGCATCGTCGATCGAGAAGCCGAGTGAGCCAAGAGACAGCAGGCGAGCATCATACGTGTGACCGTCGAAGACAATGCCGCCACGCTCTGCCCAATAGCGGTAACCGCTCTGCAGCTTCACACGGACGAGATAGAAGATTCCGGAGATCTGTGTTTTGTTGAGTTCAGTTAATACGGGCGCTGGAATTCCACGAGGCATACTGTCTACTTAGACAGGCATCCTGCCGGGGAATCCCTATGCTCGCCACTCGCGAATGGAGATACCAGCGTTATACAGCTTGAGTCGAAACATTTCGCGGGTGAGTTTGTCTTCCTCGAAGCGGACGAGATAGCGGCCGAGTACGTCAGCTCCCGTGAGATCGATCGTGTCCTGCTCGCCTGGATTATAGAAATAGAAGGCATCAAAGCTGCCGAGTCGCGCCTTATAGAAATTCCACAGAACATTGGCGTTATGCGTGGCAGTCACTTCGTTCACGTGCTGCATATTGTGGATCTGAATCGTGAAGCGATTGATACCCTTGTAGGTCGCTTGGTTGCCTTCACCGTCTGAGCGCGGTCCCCACGAGAGATTCTTGTTCGCAAACTGTCCGAACCCATCACCGAAATCAACCGAATAGTTTGCATAGGTGATCTCGTGCTGCAGCGGATACCAAAGCTTGAGCGGAAATACTGCGATACTCATTAGGATGCTCCCGACATGGTCACAGCAAGCCGAGCGCGTACGGACGGACTTGTCTGCAATGTTTTCTCGGTGACCGCTGCAATCTGCCGCATGGCGCGAGGATCTTTCGTACCATCCATAACAACCACACCAGGACTGACAGTATCGAGCCGATCAAGCTGCTCGCTAAGGCGGTCGACAGACGCAGCAAGCCCGTTCGAACCGTCACGTGGAGTAAGGAAGATCGTACGGTTACCGGGTGTGCTGCTTCCGTTTACTCCACCTGTTGTTGTCGCGGCACTGTTGGCCGAAGTCAGGTTACCGGCTACACCACGTAGCAAACCTGCAGCCGCTAATGCGCCCGCACCGGCAGCGAGCAGTGCAGCACCACGACCGAAATCACCAAAGATCATATGTGCTACACCAAGCACGAGTAGTTGCTTGCCGACAGCAACCAATACATCAGCCAGGATACCAATCAAACCCGCAGCCATTCGCTTGATCAGGGAAACCTGATTTTCCATGTGATGTGTCATGGACTCGAACATGCTCGTCCAGGCGTCCGACAGTGCGTTGAGCACGTGCGGCAGCAGCTCTTGAAACACTTCGCGGAATGATTGACCGAGCACGAACACGCGAATGATCAGCTCGCGCATAACATCTTGCATGCCGCGTCCATTGAAAATGAACTGCAGCATTTCCTGATTCACACGTCGTTGATCCGATGCAAGAATGCGCAGCTTGTCGGACAGCTTTTTGTACTCGTCGGAATCTGTTTGCTGTGCTGCACGAGCTGCTGTGAGATCCTTCATTTCCCGCGTGATCCGCTTGCTGGCTTCTGTCAGATCGGTGAATGTTCCGTTGAACATTTTGAAGTCCTGCAACAGCACCGTGATTTCATCGTGTGCGATTTGTGCACTGTTCAGCACATCATGCAGAAAGAACGCTTGATCTTTCGGTGGGGGCGGAAGCAATTCCTGAATCGGTAGGTTTACGATCTTGTTCAGGAATACTCCCATGTGGTCTAGTACTTTCTCGACGTCTTGAAAGTCTTTGATCATCGCCTGGGCAAGATCGACCTGCAGATGTGTTTTCAGGATAGCGAGTGCTTCTGCGGTTTGCTTTGGAAAGCCCTTTGTTTTCTCGATCGCGTCTTCGACACCATCACGATACTTCGCCCACGCAACTGCAGCCGCATTGATGCTGCTTGCTACATCCTGTTCCATCTTGTGACGCAATTCTTTGACGAAGTCATTAACCCGCTTGAGTGCTTTTTCATCGGCACCACCTACGTTGAATACTTTGAGCCACTCCGTTCCAGATCGAGATAGCACTTCGAATTGCTTCCCAAGGAACCACTGCATTGTGGCAAGCTCGTCGTTCACTTCATGTGCATCGGTGCTAAACGTTGTCAACATACCATGCTGTGCAAGGTTCAAACTGACCAATACAAAGGCCACTTCTGCAACCTGCTTGGAGATCTTCACAAGCGTACTGTTCGCGATTTGTTCCAACACGGATCGAATAAGAACGGTTACGCTCAGTATCATGTTTGACAATTTAGTCATCATGCTGAGTTGATTGTTTGTGCCGAACAGTGCTTCAACGAGTGCGAACACGCCTTTGAGAATCTGCTCAATGCTGATACCGAATTCCATCATCGACGTCAGGATCGCTTGCGTGCTTGGAGCAAGGGAATCGAATCCACCTTTGATGTTTGCAATATCGGAGACAGCTTTCGACAACAGGTCTCGCCAGTAACGCAGGAAGTCGGTGACGATCTGAAAACCGCTGCCGGTCTGCATCACGATGCGATTGAGAATTGCAAGGTTACCAGCAATGGACGAGATCATACCTTCGGCCGTACCACCAAGGCTCTTTGATGCTTCGTCAATACCCTGGAACATAGTGCGCAACGATTCAAGCAGCGTGCCTGCCTGCTTCTGTTTCTCAAGCCATGCATTGAGATCGCCGACCTGGGCTTTGATGATCTTCGCCATAACATTGCCGGTTGTCGCCTGCCCACTCATGAGTGCGCTGATTTCTGAAACGATCTGTCGTTCTTTCTGCAGTCCACCTGTCAACGAGACCACGATGTTTGTCAGCAGTGCGGCAGTCTGTGCCGCTTCGTCCATGTTCTTCACGAACGAGAGACCACCACGCGCAACGAATGTCTGGAAGGCGAGACCGATATCCGTGGCACTCGCAACCGACGTTGATGCCAGCTCTGCGAACTTCATCATCATCTTTTCGGATGCTTTCGTCGCAACAGCAAATGAATCGCTCAGCGTCGGTCCGAAGGATGCAAAAGACGTGAGCAGTCCGGCCGTGTTGAAGATCTGTCGCTGCATGTCGTCAGCACTTTTGATTGCTGTGATAGCGAGATCTCGAAAAGCACCGGCAATCTTTTCAGGCAGCGTGACGAACACATTGAACGCGACCATGATCACGCCCATCGAGATCAGTGCTTTGGTCGCTGTCGCGATAGCCGCGTTCATTCCAGAGAACGCATCTTGGCCGTTTCTGCCTGCATTCTGCAGTTGCGTATTGACGTTCGCAGCACCGCTAACGGTAACCCGAACAACGACTTGCTGTGTAATGACTCTCGACACTTAGACAAATACTCCGCTATCTTATTGGACTTCCGTTTGACACCTAAATCATGACGGTGTTATGGTTTGCTCGATTTGACGGCATTCGAATAAACGAGGGGGAACGGCATGGATACGATGGTTGTCGGACTGGTGGGGCTCGCAGTGCTTGGACTTCTGTATTTGTTGCCGACGATGCTCGCTGTGTACAAGAACAAGCGGAGCACAGGCGGTATCCTGGTTCTGAATCTGCTGCTTGGTTGGACAGGGCTTGGCTGGGTGATCGCACTCATTTGGGCAATCGTGCCCGACGTCGATTACATCGTTGTGCAGCGACCACGTTAGCTAGTGTGGGCTCTGTGAGCGTATCCGATCGGTCTCCCGCTCCAGCTCACGCTGCTTGTCTGCCTGCCAACGTGAGACTTCCTCATCGATCACGAAGAACGCATAATAATCATCCGCTTCGAGATCTTGACCGAACATTGATTTGTGCATCTTGAATAGTCGGTGCCGACGCATGTACAGCATTGCGAGCTGCGTTGCGTCGGCACCAAAGGTGTGCACGAGATCATCATAATCTTCCTGCTCTGCATCGTCACCGTCCAGGCTGCTGGATGTGGATACGGCTGGACCGTCTTCGGAAGCATACTGAATCTCGTCTGTGTAGGAAGCTAAGAGGTAATTCGGATCAGACGATCGATAAATGACCGCTCGAATTACCCCTCGGATTTTTTTCCGAGTTCGGCTTCCTCTTCTGTGATGTAGTCCAGCAGTTGACGTGCGGCAGCAGCGCGATGCTCTGCGCCAAGATCGTCTTCAAAATACGTACGGAAATCGCCCAAAGGCAAATCGTCGTATCCATCAACACTCTTGATGCAGGCATTCCAGATGTATGCATTCGCTGCAGTGAAGTCCGGCTTGAGCTGACCTTTTTCGAATCGCGCAGACAGCTTGCGATATCTCTCACGCTCGCGCATCGTCGGTCGACGAAACACATGCTTCAATTCGACATCGTCCATGCCTGCTTGATGAACGACAAAGACGATTGCAATTTCCTGTGGGACGTGTGCTTTTGAAAAACCCATGTAAGAACCTTCCTTGGTCTATAAGATCGAACGTGTTGAGTAATGCAGGTAAGGGACCAAACTAGTTGGTCCCTTATAGATGATTACAGTAGGTAGGCTGCGACTTGGCTTGTGACGGTAACCGTGATTGGAGTCTTCGATGTGGTCGTCGTCGCAAACGGCTTATACGTGACTTCGTTGACATTGCGAATGCCGTCGAATGAATCCTTCACGTTCGTGATCAAGCAGCGGGGGATTGCAATCTTGATGCTGTAGGAGCCGGAGACGCACTGTACTTCCACGTTCTTCAACGTGTTCGCCTGCCAGTCGGTCCAGTAAGCATCGCCCTTGTTACCCTGAACTTTGACCACCATCGACATGGATCGACCGCCGAAACGAAGTGTCGTCAAGTTGATACCGGCTGCAACCTGTCCACGGTTATCGGCACGATCTAGATTGTTATTCCAGGTGAAATCCCACGAGCGGAGCGATGCAGACGCATCGACCACACCAGAACCAGAGTTCGCAGTACCGAAGGTCGCACCCGTACCGTGCAATGGCGTGACTGGCTCTTTCGAGCTAGGAATAGAGAATGCGGCAGCGTCGGCTGCACTACCATCGGTGAAGAACGAGCCGGACATTCCCACGCGGCCACGATTCTGCACGCTCAGCTTGAATTCGTTGACGCACGCACCTTTGTATTTCTTATAGGTCGCGGTATCACCCTGGACGACCTGCACGAGAGATGTAGACGGAAGCTGATCGGAAGACGTGCCATCCAAAGCCGTAATCGTGTGGACATACGGTCCAGCTCCCGAAGCACTATATGTACCAAGTGCCAGTGCCATTAACGCACCGGCAAGTTCCGGCGACGCATGGAATGAGAACGGAATCGTGACGTCACGAGCAACCTGGATGTTGTAATTGATATCGTTCGGAAACTCGTGCCCTTTGATCAGTGCGTCATCGCTCAGCATTTCGATTGCGACTTCCGCCAAGCCCGGTTCGACAAGATCGAAGAGCCTTCCGATATTCGCATCGAGTACGGCAGTACCGTACGCAGATTCCTTGTTGTAGCTCAAAACGAGCTTAGTAGACTGTGGTCTAAGATTTGCCATGTGACTCTGTTATTCCCCTTGCGCGTCTGCGCTCTCTGCTTGCTCGAAATAGCCTGTATCCAGCAGCGTGCTGGCAAGTCCTTCCGATACTTCGATATCGGTGTCCGGCATGATGTGCATTGACGGAAAGTCCGCCACGGACATGAAGTTGAACGGGCAATCAGCCTTAACGTGAAGCAGCATAAAAATCGAAAGATCTCCCAAGTTATTTGACCGTTAGGGAGTGCTGCTATTTGATAGGTCTAGCGGATGGTGACGGTTATGTGAGGATGCTGCGCTGTGATATCTCGACCGATCTGCTGGGCAACTTCCGTAGCCACGCGCACACCGAGCCGATTCAAATTGACGACTCCGTTGTAATTCGTCAGCTCATTTCTCAGTGCTCGCGTCATAAAGCGAACGGGCTCTTTTCTGCGCGTGATTGTATACGTGGCAGAACGAAAGATCGGACGATAACCCTGGACGGTAGTGCCATCAGAAAAGACAACGCGTCGCTTGCGCCGAATAAGTCCCATCTGCGTCCATTGTGTGAAAGCACGACGTAGCATGAGCAGCATCGCCTTCGCACCGTGTTGCGGTCGCAGCGGTCCAGTGACACCGTACTCTTCCCATATGATTGCGGGCGGATGGTTCGAATACACGTCACCATGTGTGAGGTATTGACTCGGTTGCTGAACCATCTGCTTGAGCGAATCTCGCGTTCGGCCGGTCTGCACTTTGAGATTGTTTCGTCCGCCACCGGATGCATATCGACGCGCAGATGCCCACACGTCGTCGGTTACTTCGTGTGTCCAGTGCAGATAAATGTCAGGTAGTGGAGGCATCGTTATGCAGGCTGCAGGAAGTGTGTTGAAAGCGTGATCGTCATTCGAGCTTGTGTACCGACCTGATCACCATATGCCCACTCGATACCGTTCACCGACTCGACAGAGAATCCATCGTTCGTACCGAATGCGTTGTAATAGGAATTGATCGCTGTGGTACTGAGCAAAGCCGTGAGCGTCTCTTCGATCAAGTCGACACCGACAAGCGGATCGGCCGATCGGATGAACATTGCCAGGGTAATGCGCAGTGGCGTGAACGATCGCTGCGAACCCATGAGCGATTCGATGATCAGATCGGTTGGATCGAATTCCAGATACGCGACCTTGTTGCCATTTTCCTGCACTTCCGGTGCGAGCAGTGCGTATTTGACGGACTCGAATTTCGAGCTGATCGCAGTCGCAAGAGTCGTGAGCACAGTACGCAATCGTGACGACGGTGGAGTCAGCGAGCTGATCGTAGGTTGGATTAAACCGGCCATTATTGGTTGTTGTGGATATCCCGCTTGATCGCTGTGGTCAGCAGATCGGTGTCTTCTTCATAGATGGTCTTATCGGATTGCGTAAGCACAGCGAATCCTTTTTGCCCGACTTTTCTCAATCGCTTGGCGAGTGCCTCATATTTCCCGCTGAGCGCGGTACGATCCGCGTTCTCTTCACCAGCTCGTACCTGGGTGAACTTCATGAAGCGGGCACTCAGCGACTCACAAATGAAGATCGCAGCACGGCGCACATCGATTTTCATGGTGATCGCAGCCGATATCTCTTCATCATAGATCAGCTTGTTGTTTGTGTCCGTATCGCCAATGATGAAGCGGATCTTGTCTTTGTCAGTCGGAAGTGTGTTGTCGTACGACCACGTTTGTGCCATCGCTTAATTAGACAGAAATTGACGGTAAAAATTGGTTTGCGCGTGTTCATGCGTATGTTATAGATTGCACTCATGAAAACTCTCGTGATGTTGTTCATCATCTTGTTAGGTTGCGTGCACGGCTACGGGACACCGACCGCTGTTGTCATTCATGTGCAGAACGGGATTCTCATTGGTGCGGACAGCGTGGATGTTGGTGGGACGTCTTATGACGTGCGTTTTGCTGCGCAAACATGCGTGGAGCTGTATGGCGGTTGCGAGCTGACTGAGAACCTGCCCTTCATACTCGAAGCGGATGCTCGTCTCGCATCACAGGCGCTATTGACTCAAGTGATCAATGGTCCGTTTGAGACCGCTCTATATCTGATCAAAGGATGCGAGACAGGACGCTTTAACGAATCCTCATTCTGCGAGATCTATACACCGTTCGCACTCTTCACGTTTCGCAATTGGCGTGGAGAAGTTTATCCGGACAGCACGTATGTGCAGGTCGCCGACGCAAGTCTGTCGGCAGCTACATCCGCTCACTATGAAGTCGTGACCGTTGTGGATAGTCCGAACGATTTTCCGATGGGACCACCGAACACGAATGGTGTGACCTGGGCGGCTTGGGTACGATCAGCACAGCAAGGTTCCCAAGATCCGTCAAGCCCACCACAGAATGCTATTACAGCTCCGGAACCATCGAACCTTGCTGTGCTGCTTATTGCTGCCGCAGGATTATTCTGCCACGCCTACCGTACCCAGCAGAGACAGGTTGGAAACTAGCAGCATTGCTCGTGATGCTGCTCGCTGTCACAGTGACATTGCGACTCACGATTGATGCCGTTGCTCCGATCACGAATTGACCTGTGATCGTTGTGCTGTTTACAACGACCACATTCTGCACCGTGATGCCCGTACCGCTGATTGCAACCGAGCCCCCCGTTAAGTTCGTTCCCGTAATCGTGAACGCAATTGTTGACGTCTGGTAGCCGGATGATGGCGTGATACTCGTGATCGTTGGATCGCTGGATACGTTGATCGTGAAATTCACTGTAGTGCTATCACCTTCGGCTGTCTCGACTCGCACCGTACGCACGCCTGTTGCAGCACCGGCTGATACCACAAGGTCTGCTGTGATCGTCGTGTCACTCACGACAACTAAGTTCGATACAGTGATGCCAGAACCGGACACAAGAATCGTCGGTGTGTCGAACGTGAAGTTCGCACCTGACAGTGTCACGGACGTCGTGTGATTCTGCGTGCCCACGTTCGGCGTGATGCTCGTCAAGCTGGGAATAATCGGTGAGACAGACATTGCCCCGATGTTTGGCAGCGTGCCAAAGAACACACGATTTCCGCTCGAATCTTTATACAGATAGACCGGATCACTCGGTAACCATGTGAGTGCTCGATCCAGGCCGATTTGATTTGTGCTGTAGTTGATCGTGGTGATCTGTGCGATGTTGGTCACATTGCCTACTGCAATCCAGTCAGCTTGTACTGGACTATCATCCGGTCCCCAACCCGCCTGGAAGAATGCAGCATCACCGACTGTCAATGTCGTACTCGATGCACCAGAACCGACCGTGTTGGTCAAATGTGAGCCGGTTGAATTCGCAGGTGACGTATCCCGCAGATGAAAGTCTGTCGAGCTGACAAACTGCGGATCAGTGCACTGTCTGCCCTGCAGGGCATTGCCTACGAATGTCTCGGATGTGAATGGTGTCGTCCAGGCTGCGCCGGTCAAACCAACGGTGCACGAGCTGCCTGGATTCACGCTCAAGAATCCCAAGTTGCTGCGGGCAACATTGTCGTCGTCCTGCAAGTGATCGATTCTGAATGTCGCAAGCGAATATCCGGAAGCCGACAAGTTTGTTTGCGTCGCAGAGCCGGTAGCCGTGCCCGATACTGAAGTGCCCGTAATCGCTCCGGAACCGTTGACTGTCGTCACCGTGATGATCAGATCATTATCGGGGCTTCTTCCACCAAGAGCACTGCCAAGAATCTTCCATTGACCATTCGCAACATATCCAGAACCGGCCGTATGGATCGACACCATGTAGGTTCCTGCCGACTCCGTGACATCATATGTTCCGCTCGTACCATTCATCGCGATTGATACAATCGTGTTTGCTGTACAGCTCAGACCATCCGCACGTCGAGTTATGCCCGTTACAGCACCACCCGATGTCGTGAGATCGAATTTGATGCTGCCACTACGGCAAGGTGCACCGCTAGCCGATACGTTATTAGTGTTCGCGTAGCCAGCACCACCCGCTGTGAGTGTTCCGTCAAGCAGTCTGCCTGTACCGAACGAATACAGCTTGAGTGCAAATGTGTTCGTTACTGCGTCATAGTGCAAATTGTTGATGTAGGATGCATGCTGAATTGCGTCCAATACGGAAGCTGATTGTGCATTCTCGACACCACAGATATAGAAGTCCGCGTCGCTATTGCCAGCATTGATGCGCAGCCGATCATTTGCATTATAGCCAGAACCCTGATCATGCAATGTGACCACGGTGACCGCGCCACTGGCAACAATATCGACAGTCACACCCGAACCACTGCCGGTAAGATTTGTCGTCGTCACGGGAGTAGAAGACGTGGTGTATAACGTGCCTGCAGTGCGTGGCGCAGATTGTGTGATCGCAGTGCTGCAACCTGACGTACTACCGACCGAAGATGCTGCACCTGTAGCAACAAATGCCGACGAGATAGCCGTGTTGTTATAGACCTTTGTATATACTCCGGACTCGCCGCTGGACGTGCAACAGTTTTGAACCCAAAACCCTTCACCACCCTGCACGATATTGTAGCGACCGATCATGTAATTGACACCGCCGCATGATGCCGTCGCATTGGATAGGATGAAGTGCTGTTGAGCCATGCCAACAGTCTCTTTCCTGGTATTCCCTTCGATCAGAATGTAGCTCGATCCAGGGGTAATCGATGACTGGCAGTCGATCTGTGCACCGTCAATGTGATTATTCGGCGAATCATAGTTAGGGGAATCGTGGAAGTAGTTGTTGCGCCATACGGTATAACTGCCCTTGAAATTCGTATAGTCGCCGACTCCGGACACATCGTTGTTCTGAATCAAGCTGTGGTCGCACCACAACTGAAAGCCGCTCTTGCGTCCACCACTGCCATTTACCCAAGGGGAACCAGCATTCAGAATCGTGTTGCCGTCAAAAATGCTATCGCTGCACGTGGCCGTAGTGAAGCGGATGGCTGCATTCGCTGACAAGAAATCGTGAATGAGATTGCCTTCAACACGAATATGATTCGTACCGCTACCGGCTGATAAGATCCGATCTGCTGCTGTGTCCGTGAAACCAGAGCCAGTGATCTCGAACCATTTGATTCGGATGTGGTGTCGACCGGTAACAATGAAGTTGCGCACCTTGGCATTCGTTCCACCGTTGACCGGAGCAGCAGCACCCTGGTATGTAATGTATCCAAGAACCGCGTCGCCATCCACTGCGGGTGTGAAGCTGGAACCGAAGGTTGATCCAACAGCCATGATAACGGTGTCACCCGCCGCAACAGCCGGTGAGCCTGTACCGTTGGCTCGACTGAGATTCTGCCAAGGATGGGTTGCGTCACCGTTGTTGGCGTCGAGCCCTGTGTTGCTATCGACGTAGTATGTCGTCGCCCCGAAGGTCAACGAGGACATTCCGAGCAGGATGAAGAGGCAAAGAAAGAGTTTCTTAAACATTGTTAGTGCCCACCTAAGATGCCGCGAGCACCGACCGAGACATTCGGCTGTGCGAATGCACCAAGTTCATCCCACGAGATCACTATTCCAGAACCAGTGCTGTCGCGGAATAGCGGATCGACATAAAGCGTCGTGCTCGCTACACCGACAAGCAATCTGCCACGCAGCACAGACTTAAATGCGGGTGTGATGGATGCTTCGAGTTTCTGCTTGTTTGCATTCGTGAATCCGCCAGTGCCAGTCCAGCTATCCGTGTCCGCTGTCCAGGCAACACCCGTACCGTCAAATGGTGCAGCATTACGACCACTTGCAAGCGTGCCCTGTGGGAAGCTTGCATTTGATCCGTATTCGATCTCGTACCAGACATCACGATTCGTCAACGCTGTGGCATTGTCGCGAATGATACGCAGGCCAGCAGTCAGTGCCGACGTTGTCGCGCTCCACCGCATTTGCCACGGCAGAGTAAAGGGCTCGCTCTCATTGGCGGCTGCGGTCGTAGTAACACTCCAAGACAGGTGCGTTCCATCGATCGCCGCACCAAGATCGGAATAGATCGATGTGTTCGTGGTCAGAGAACCGAGTCGGTTGTAGTATTCGAATGCCTTGAAGTTGTTCGTCGTTGAAACATTCACCAGAGTCAAGTCACCGGCATTACCGGGCCATGTGCCAGTCTTAAGCCCCGGTGTAGAGCTGAGTTTCACATTGCGCAGGATGACGTGCCCATTGAGATTGGCAACGTTGAAATAGTTTCCACCACTCGTATTGAAAGTGCTCAAGTCCGCGTCGATAACAGTCAGGCGGCTGGACAGCGGGTTACCGGCCGATGAAGTCAAGAACAGCGTGGCTGGCTTGCTCGCACCGGCATAGGCGATTGTCGGATTCGAAATCACGACTTCTGCACCACGAACCTGAATCGCGAATGCTGCTGTATTATTGGCGATGTTGAAGGTGCAATCTTTCAGGCGGATATAAGGAAACGGATTGCTCGTGCTGGCACCGGAACCAAGATTAATGCTTACAGAGCCCGTGCCCGGTGTGTCGAATGTGCAGTGATCGCATTCAATACCGACACGAGACTGGCTCGCCACGAGGTTGGTTGCAATGTTGACCGTGTTTGAAGTGCTTGAACCGGAGTTCGCCCCGATGGTCATGCCGTATAGATAAAGCTTCTGTGCTCCCGTTCCGGCAACGGTCATTGTGAAAGTGTTCCCCGGATGAATCTGCGCACCGGCTGCACGAGCACTGCCCGCACACGCGCCCACACCGCTTTTCGTCACCGACAAGATCGTCAGATCGATGTTCGATGGCGCATCCCATGACGTATTCGCGGCAGGTGTCTCAGCGTAGGCACTGTCGACATATAGAATGTCGTTCGCACCTGCGATAGCCATCGCAGCGACAACCGTCGTCTTTGCTTTCGCCCATGTTGAGCCATCGCTGTTGTCTCCGGTCGTTGCGACACAGATAGCTGCAGCATTCGCATGGGCGATGCTGCAGAACAGAACAAGGCTAGCCAGTAGCAATCGTGTAAAAAATCTCATATTTAGTTGGACCGTTGAGGCAGAAACTATTTAATTTGCAGGTCGACGAAGATGCCCGCAGGCGCATTCGAATTGTCCGTAGGAGTGCAGACGATCGGCGATGTACCGCCCCCGCCCGTGACGGCAAAACCCATGCCCGTGGGATAATCGCCAGTAATCGGAATGGTTAGCGTGCGGATAAAGCCGCCGTCAGCAGTTGACGCTGAGCTGGACGCGGGAATCGTATAGCTTGTGATATAGCCAGTCGCACTTGTCGGATCAGGCGTCGTGCCCAAGTTGTACATGCGCAAACAGGCAGGCGTCGTAGTCGGATTGCGAACATCGAAACTATAGACGGCCGTCGCTCCGTTCTTGCAGAGCGTGGCATTCGTGCTCGCTGTCGTCGGTGCTTTATAGCAGCCGGTCGTACCACCGGTAACCGTTGCTTCCGGCAGAACAGGAATAGGCGTCGTGTCCTGCGCTGCGTCACGAATCGCCGTCAAGATATCTGTTAGTGCCTGGGTTAAGTCAGCCGGTACGGGCACACCGTTGGTAACACCCTGAATAGCAGGTGCATTCGTTCCGCTGACACCGGCTGCTGTAACTGATCCAGACTTGCCGGTCGTCGGATCATAGGTAATGGAACGCGTCTGCCCGAATGCGACATTGTCGACCGCGCCCGCCATGAGTATGACGAGCGCGATTAGAGCAAGACGAATCTTGTTTGAAATCTGCATTTATTGCTCCGCTGTCGATTCGATAATTAAGTCAGGTCGAACCAGAGAATGTCCCAATTCAGTGCTGCGCCATTGATTGCACCGACAGTCGTGTTCAAGAACACGAACCGAATAGTATCCGTAGACTGAACTTTGATCCCTTTCAGAACCAGACCTACTTCCAGTGCGGGAATCGACGTCGGGAAAACCAGGTCGCCCGCAGCCACACCGGTTACTGTAACGTCCACCGTTACCTCAGCACCGGCAGTAGCGTTAGCCGGATCGACCGAGACAGTCGCCGACTTGATTTTCTTGATGAGAGTGCCCCCGGAACCGACAGTAACCGGCCCAAGTTTGCCTTTGCCTCGAAGTAATTGATGAATTGCCATGTGTCCTACTTAGCTCGCTTTCTCTTTCTTTTCTGCTTTGACGGCTTGTGCCTTTGCCTGTTGACTGACCTTTGGCTCGATAACCAGAGAGGTAAGAGCAGGTGCAGTAGGCGGAACAGAAACCGGTGCAACGTGCGGAGTGATGTATCGATAACGAATCAGCTTGTCTCGGTTCTTCCACGAGGAAGTGTCAACAATCGCGCCCGCCTGCAATAGAACGCCGTCTGCTTCAAACGGCCGAAGAACTTTGTCCATATCGTTCCTTTGTGAAAGTGCGGAGATCACCGTTAGTAATCTCCGCACCTATCTGCGGTCACCAGACCACAGGTGGATTGCTTACGCGACCGCTCCGGAGAAGAAGTAGCCGAGATCGGTTCCGATGACTTTGTTGTCCCAAGCCATCTGACCTTCGATCCGGTCTGCTCTCTTGAGATCCATGCGGAAGCGGCTGAGACCAACCTGCTCGCCCATGACTTCGTTGACGCCAGTCCACTGGAAGATGTATCCAGCAGAGGGAGCCAGAAGACCGGGAGACGGGTTGCTGTAGCAGAGCAGTGCATGCTTGCCGTAGGCGAACGAGAATGCATCGGTCGCGCCTTCGTTTGCCGTGTTCTTGATCGCTCGTGCAACCAGGATGCGGTCCACTTCGAACATCTGCGCGAGCATTTCGACCGTGACAGTCTGCGAAGACGTGTACTTGATGCGGTCGACAATGTCAGGATGGTTACGCAGTTTGCGGAACACCTGATAGCCGATCACGAGAGTGTTCGGCATGAGACCGGTCACGCTCAGGATTGCTTCTTTACCGTTCTCGATATCTTCGATCGGATCGCTCCCCGCGGAGTCCGACCACACGGTGAAGTCCGATCCGCCCGTTTTGTCCGTTCCCCAAACACTTGTGGTGAAGTATTCGGTAACAAACTGCAGCTCTCGCCGCATGAGCAAACGCTGCGTGACGAACTTGGTCGCATCCTGATCCAGGTTCAGCGGGCTGTCCGCGTTCTTGCGCGTCTGATCGCCGATGTCCTTGTGAAACGCATACACGTCGCACGAGTAGGACGAGGTCGAAAGCCCATAACCGCTGCCTTCGGACTCCGTTGCATCAGCTCGACGCTGCGCTTCATCCTTGAACCAATCGCCTTTGGCGTAGGTGAAATATTTATCGGTCTGCTTGGAGACCGGAATCGTGGGAAACACCTGACCGGCGATATAGTTCTTGTCGGCGTTCATATAGCCGATAGAGATATTGGTCAGGATACTGTCAATGTGAACGTCTTGCTGTGCCGGTTTAGGCATTGCTACTACCCCTTCTACTTTGCTTTCGAATCTTCAAACTGTGGGCACGACTTGCGTGCCCAATAGGACGATTACGCTGCGCGATGCGGCGTGGTCGCATTCAGCAGGACGGTGACGAGTTCATTCGCCGAGCCCGCGCTGACTGCCTGCGCAACTACATATTTCGTGGTGTCGGTTCCAATCGTGAGCTTCACGGCTTTGCCGTTAGCATCGGTTCCGAGTAGGTCGCCAACTGCGATGGTTCCACCCGCGATGACCTTGCCGAGACCGGTAACTTGCACCTGTCCAGTCGCACCGGAAGCCGGTTTGTCGAGCAGGATGCCGCACGGAACATCGGTTGCCGCCGAGCAGACGTTGATCTTGCTGCCCGTTCCGAGCTTCACGAACAAGTACTGCTTTGCAGACAGGTCCGCTGCCGCTTCACGGCTGAGCTTCAATCCACTGTTTTCGTTATGCGTAGCCAATTTCTTTCTTTCTCCCTTCGGGCAGTTGCCCAACTTGCTTCGCCCTAGGGCGACTTACTTATCGAGCTGTGCGTTCCGCGACGTACTCGCGATACAGCTCCGGATTCTGTTTGCCAGCCAGCACGAGCGCATCGCCCAGGTTCGTGGCTTTCTTGGCTTCGATCAGGCTCTTCGCGATACCGTTCAATTTCTGTTCCGCCGAACCGTCTTGTTCGTCGCTCGCGATTGATCCGCGTTCTTGCATCAAGCCGCTTTCCTTGATCACTTCGTTCGCAGCCTTGAGCACTGCCAGGACAGACTTCTGTTCGTCAGCCGACAGCTTCGAGATCGCTTTGACTACGGCCACGCGGGAAGCCTCGTCACCGGTCAGATGACTCATGTTCTCGCCCACGGTTTTCTTGAATTCCACATCGCGTGCGATGGCTTCTGCTTTCGCAAGAGCCACGCGCTGATCCTCGAATTGCTTGCGGAATGCTTCGGGCAGGGTCTTCAAGAATTCCTGTTCCTTTTCCGCTTCGCTCTGCGTCGACTGCGCTGCAGCTTTTTTCAGCTCAGTGATTTCGGTCTGACTCTTCGTCAGCTCTGTCGCAGCAGCATCGGATGCTTCTTTAGCAGCCTTGAGATCGGTCGCTGCTTTCTCCAACTGAACGGACTGCTCGTCCAGCTTCACTTTGTGCTCGTCAAGCTGCTTTTGAAGTGCTGCGAGCTGTGTCTTGAGTTCTTCCATTTGTCTCTCTTCCTCTGTGTCGTTCTTAAACAGCGCAATGTGAGCATCGGGATTCGAGCCACGCTTGCACAGGTCCACTCGATCAATCAGGAGCTTGGTTAGCTTGTGAATCTTGCCCATCGTCTTACTGCCCAACCGGCTGACGTAATGCCCGCCCCTGAATCGAAAACATTTCGTAGTCGCCTGCTTTAACCTTTTCGAAGATGGCGTCGTCTTCGATATAGAAACCAACCCACCACCCTTGAGGCAGTGCAGTCTTCTCAAGCCCCATCGCTTCAAGCTTGTCGGGAGTCACGAAGAGTGATTCAACGAGCGAACCAACTGCGTCGCCTACGTGATCCACACCGCTCTTCCGAAATGCCAGATTGAAGAGATAGGCAGCGTTTTCAAGTTCGGCCGGATCGATCTGATCGTTATGGCTGTCGGTTATCTGCTCTCCGTCTTTGCGGACAGCTATATTCGCCCAACCGAAAACAAGGTTGCGTTGATCGTCTAGTTTCGTGATCCGAACTTGGTCAGTAGCCACTCAGTTAAATTCGACGCTACGGTGACTGAGTGTTTGATTTGTTGTCGGGGAATCTTTTAGACAATAGAATCGATATCGTCGAACGGATCACTCTTCGCAGTGGGCTGTGGTTTCTTCGGTGCAGCTCCACCGGCAGTGTTGCCGGTCTTATCACCTACCGCCCCGCCCGGTCCCATATTGGCAGGCTGCTGGATGACGATCGGCGTCGGCTTTTCGTTCGGACTCACCACACGAATATCTCGATCACGCGGACTCTCGACAAGCAGTGCCATCCGGCGCAAGCTGGCTGACATTTGTTCGTCAGGCTGCACAAGGCCGACACGTGCAAGCTTGAAGAGGAAATTAGACAGCTCCGCAAGATCCGGGGGAGTGATCCGCACCGGCTGCACGCGTGGAAGTCTCTTCAAGGACTTGAATTCGGGATTCAATGCAAAGAGACGCGGAATCGCGTAGCGATTGATGACTTCGGTCACGCTGTTCATCCAACCGATGATGGAAAGCATGAACATGTCACCCTGGTTCTCACTCAATGCATAGCTGCCGGACTTTTCCATACCAAGCAGCATGAATTGCGCAAGCACGCTCATGGCGATGCGCTTGTCATACCGATTGATAATCACGTCGACGTCGAATTGCCGTTTGCCGGGAGCACCGATCAGATCGAACTTCCAACCCGGAGGCAGAAGTAATCCCTCTTGCTCGTCGCGATGGATATGGGAAATGACTTCTTTCGCCCATTCCTTGACGTCTTCATTCTCGCTATCGTCCAGATCGAATTCTTCGGGTGGAGTGAGAATGGGTAACCCAACTAGATCTCGCTCGACACCAATGCCTTCGAGTTCTTCGAAGGTCTTTTTGAAGAACCATGATCGGTAAGCACCGCGAAGGATCGAACGTCCTTCGGGATTGTTCTTCTCTATTCGTGCCCTGAATAAGAGAAGCTTTTCGATAGGAATGAAAACCTGCTGCCACTTCGGCGGACCGAGCTGATAGAGCCCCTGAATGCCGCCAGTATCGTCAATCTTCCATTGAAAGACAGTCTCTTGACCACGGAGCGCGAACTTGCGCCAACCAATGCGGCCGTCGTCTTCATTGCTCGTGGAATTCTGTGCTGTCAGGTTGTCGCCACGTCGCACCTTGTAGATGATTTCGAATGGCGCGAAGCCGTACTTCAACATCGACGTCATTTCAGAAACGAAGTCTTCCCAGGTGTGAGACATGTCGCTCATGCAGGACACGAGGAAATTGCCCGCATCTTCGTCCTGTTTGTCTTCACCACCGGCAACGACCTGCCAGCTCGCCTGCAGGATGATCCGCTCGATAGCGAAGAGCATCGCCGACACGACTGCATCGTTCTCAGCCATTTCGCGGTACGTCTTCATACCGCGCTGTCCCTTTAACGGATTGAGAAACTCTTCCTGGACAAAGCCCTGATAGTGATTAAGACCGGAATAGCCAATCTCAGAGAATTCTTTCTTCGGTCCCTTTGGTCGTCCAGGTCCACGTGGTGTATCTTCGGCCATCAGGTACTTAGACCACGGGCTGTGATAGGAATATGACGAGGCTATCGCTGATAGTCGAAGCGCGAGGATCGACGGCCGCTATAACCGCCTTGTGCCTTGAATAAGGCAGTCTTATTGAGTGTGCGGTTAATTTCCAGGAAGTTGCGGCTTGTGACTTCTGTCCGTGGTTTCGATAGCTCGTGCCCATAAGACACCGCAAGTGCATCGCTATAGTCAGGTGAGTCGTCACCTTTCCGCAGCATCTTGACCTTCGGCGTCACCTGGAAGATTCCGTCTTCGTTGGGTTCTTGCTTGTGCATCAGCAGATTCTTTTTGAGCTGATCACACGATTTCAGTGAGCGTAGTGAACCATCGCGCACAAGCATCGCGATATGGGAATAGGATTCTGAGCGATGATTGAAGTACATCTTCGGATCGCTGGCATCCCACGAACCTTTAACCGGATATACGGCACGCATTTTGCGCCGACGTAGTGAAGACACAACACCGCCGCCAGGACCGACAGCGTCAACCAGGATCTTTCGATAAGGCGCGTATTGCTGAGCAAGACGACGAATTACGTCGGCATTCTTCTCTGTGTCGAGCCCACGCTTTGCGACAATGTCGATAATGACGTCACTGCGTCGGACGATGAATACGCTTTCGCAGTTACCACCGTCTGCGACGTCAACGCCGATCGTGACCGGCACTTCCGGCACGCTTGTGTTCGGGTTATAGATCCGATCGACCTTGCGCGGATCGAACAGCACGTATGAGTCTTCATTCGGAAACTCGCCCTCGACTTTCGACAGCCACATCGCCGAGCCGCGCCCATACTTGGCTTCCATCAGCTTGATGTATGCTTCTTTAATCCCAGGATCGTGCAGGCAGTTGATATGGTGAGTGTGAAACAACTCAGGGTATTTATTGTGCGAGTCGTAGAACATGCCGGTAAGACGCACCGGATTGCCACACATTAGAATGTGTGCGTGACCTGTTGCCACAATACCGTCGATCGCTGCAAGGGCTTGATCGTCCATACCAGATGCTTCATCGACGACGAAGAGCATGTGCTCAGCATGAAAACCCTGCAGTCCCTCACTGACGAATCCATCTTTGTTGCTTTTGCATGTGCGAGCGATAGCGAACCACTCTTCGGGATACGCCTTCATGAAGATCTTGGTCTGCGTCCACTGCAGGTGCTCTTGCAGCACCGGAGATTCGCGCATCCACCGGCTGCACTCTGCCCATAGCACGTCGAACAGATGATGCTCAGTGGGAGCGGTACAAGGAACTTTCGGAAATGGTTTCGTTGACAGAAACCAAAGGATTGCCCAGCTCTCTAAAGCCGTCTTGCCAACACCCGCGCCAGAGCGGACACTGATCGGCTTGATGCCACGACCGAGATCTTCGAGCACCTTGTCTTGCCAAGGCTTAGGTGTAGCGTGCAGAACATCACGTACCCATTTGTTCGGATTCTTCGAATAGGCGCGGATCAGATTCGGCGGAAACATTACGCTCCCGTGCTCTGCTGTGCTTGGTACGTTGGGAGATGACGCAGGACGAGATCGGGATATTTCAGATTGCTTCCACCGTTGTACATCAGCAGCGCAGCTCGCACGTCACCCTTTGATCGATCGAGGCAACGAGCAAGCTTGCGGCAACCGAATTCAATACCTGTAGCCGGATCAAACAGCTCAGTAAGATCATCGCCGGCAAAACCTAACTCGCGAGCCGTCTGCCCCATGATTTGCATAAGACCGAACGAGAACGCACGCAACTGCATTTCAGTCGCCGACAGTCCTTTAAGTGGTGTGATGTATCGAGCGTAGAATACCGGTTCGTATCGAGCCGCAAAGACCTTCCAGTTAGCAGATTCGTGATGGCATATAGCACACACGAGCACAGGATCAAGCTTGTGCGCCTGCGCGATGTTGGTCGCAATACTGATCAGCGATAGTTTGATCGTATCGAATGGTGTGGGCATTAGTCGAAATACCCCACAGCGCCCGTAGGATCATTTCGATGTGGGCAGGTGCAATCGTCGGCAGGAAGCTGGCATCGCCAGCAAAGAGGTTCGAGCGTGGGCTCGTGGACTCGGTTGGACTCTGATTCCCCTACTTCATTGTCCCCACGAGCCGCGCTCTGTGATTGACTATACACGTTGGATTCCAAACTTGTTGGGTCTGTGTCTTCACTATTGCCTTCTGTGAGTTGTGGCTGATCATCACGCACGATCTCTGCTTCAAGAGCTTCTTCAATGTCGTCAGAGCTAGCTTGCTCGTGTGCTGCGATGATCGATTTGCCGAGATCCAGGCTCGCTTCGACTTTCTTGTGCTCGATAGGCTTGTGACCTGTTCGATCCAACAGGCTGTTGACGAGATCCACAAGAGTGCGGCCGGTCACTCGAACGACGTTCGTGACCATCTTGTCTGGATTATCCGGATCGACTACGACGAATTCCGCACGACCTTTAGTGACGATCTGCTCGATAATCTTGATCGCAGGATCAGATAGCTGATTCAGTCGACGCTGCCGCTCGTCCTTCTGCCGGACTTCGATTTCTTTCTGTAGCTCAGCTTTGAAGAGTGGGCTGTTCGTGATCAATGAGAAATAACGCTCATTGAATCCGAGATCACGACAAATCTGCCGCTTGGTGTGTCCGTGGTACACAAGACGCAGGATGATTTCTCGATGACGCGGTTTGAGTGCAGACAGGTTGAAAGTGTCTTTGTTCGCGGAGTTCGGATTGTTTGACACACCGTTCTTCGGTTGAAAGCCGCGTGGACGCTTTGCCGGTACTTGTCCTTCGGATGCTTCGCCTGCTGGCTGCTCGTTACTCTCAGTGGGCTGTTCTTTGTTCTCGTCAGACATCGTGTCTCCGGTCACTCCTACTTCATTCGACCGATAGGCACGTTATCTATTTGACGTCAATAGCACATTAGTGGCAGGCATCGTGGCATTCAAAGTGTAAGAGTCAATGCCCCCGGTGTATTTCGCATCGGCACAAGACACAGCACAAACGAGGAAACCAAGGATGGAAGTTATCAAGCGAGATGGACGCAGGGAAGCGTTCGACGAGAAGAAAGTTCAGCGGGCAATCACGAGAGCACTGCTGAGCATAGGTCACGACGATTCAGCAGCCTGGGCGGTAAAAATCACCGCCTGGGCTCTTGACGTGATCGGTCAGTACCGATCAATTCAGGTGGAAGAGATTCAGGACATAGTGCAAGAGATTCTGCAGGAGAACATTAATGCGGAGACCGCACTCGCATACGTCAACTACCGCTTTCGACACCAAGCACTGCGCAATGCATCCGGTGAGCTAGACAAGCCAGATGACGTCCGCACCGTCAAGAATGCACAGCGGTACTTTCCGACCGAGATTCAAAAGCTGCAGTTTTACGACAAGTACAGCCGGTACGATCGTTCGAAGGGACGTCGCGAGACATGGCCTGAGACAGTCAGACGCGTATTCCACTTTCTGCAAGAAAACGTCGGAAGTTCCGGAACTTCCGGAAGTCTGTCGAACGGTGAGTGGGAAGAGCTGCGTGATGCTGTGCTCAAGCTGGACGTCATGCCGTCCATGCGCCTGCTGCAGATGGCTGGACCGGCACTCGAAGCACACGGGCACGTCGGCGCGTACAACTGCGCGTATCTCCCGATTGACTCGCTGACGTCGTTCGTTGAGCTGCTCTTCATCCTGATGCAGGGTACAGGTGTCGGCTACAGCGTGGAGTGGCAGAACGTCGCGAAGCTGCCCACGGTTCAGTATCAGCACCCGGAAGATATCGATTACCTGACGGAACACACCATCGAAGACTCGACCGAAGGATGGTGCAACGCGCTGCGCCTGGGAATCGAAACATGGTTCCAGGGACACGCTATCATTTTCGACTATTCGAAGATCCGCCCACAGGGAGCAGCACTTAACACGAAAGGCGGTCGAGCCAGCGGACCGCGACCACTGCAAGATCTGCTGACATTTGTGCGTGACACCATCGCAGACGCACAGGGACGTCGGCTGACACCGCTCGAATGTCACGAGATCGCATGCTACTGCGGATACATCGTCCAGGTTGGTGGTGTCCGACGCTCCGCACTCATTTGCCTGTTCGACGATTGGGATTTGTCCATTGCTGGCTGTAAGCAGGGTGAGTTCTGGCTTGCAAAGCCGTGGCTCGCAATGGCGAACAACAGCGCAGTGTATGAAGGTCGGCCGACCGTTGCGAACTTCCTGCACCGCTGGGCGAACCTGATCGACGGACAAACAGGTGAGCCTGGGATATTCAACCGTGAACAGGTGTGGACGTCGCTCGAAGCAAGATCGCATAAGCGCGTGACGCTCGACGAGTCTACTGGATGGGCGATTGCATTCGGCACGAATCCATGTGGAGAAATCATTCTGCGTCCACGGCAATTCTGCAATCTGACGATTGCTGTCGCTCGACCGGCCGACACGATCTTCGATCTCAAACGCAAGATCCGACTCGCGACTATCCTGGGCACGGTGCAGAGCACGCTGACCGATTTCGGTTATCTGGACACGCTCAACCAAGATTGGAAAAAGAATTGTGAAGAAGAAAGATTGCTGGGCGTAGACATAACGGGAATCCAGGACAATCCCGTGCTGCGCTATCGATCATCTGCGCTCTGCTTTCCACCACAGGACGACGTACGTCAGGTTCCGCTGAATCAAATGTACCGTCGTGATGCACTCAGCATGCTGCGCGATTACGCAGTCAGCATGAATCAGGTGTACGCAAAGCTGTTTGGCATTCCGGAATCCGCGTCCGTCACATGCGTAAAACCGTCCGGCAATTCCTCGCAACTGCTCGATACGTCCAGTGGACTGCATCCACGTTTCGCGCCTTATTATATTCGTCGGTTCCGCATCGGCGCGTACACACCGATCGCAGCACTTCTGCGTGAGAGTGGCATTCCGTTTCAGCCGGAAGTCGGACAGACCTTGGAGAACGCAACCGTGCTCGTATTCGAGTTTCCCGTTGCTTCACCGAAGGACGCACTTACGCGCAGAGACATGCATGCCCAGGCGCAGCTTGAGAACTGGCTCGACCTAAAGCTGTATTACACCGAGCACAATCCGAGCACAACGGTCGTCGTAGACGACGATGAATGGATTGAAACAGCCGCATGGGTACATCGCGAGTGGCAGCACATCGGCGGGCTCACGTTCTTTCCGAAGGACGGCAATGTTTATCAGCTCGCACCGTATGAGGAAATCTCGAAAGAGCGATACGAAGAGCTGTCGAAGAACTTTCCGACTGTCGATTATTCGAAGCTCGTTCGGTACGAACACCAGGACGAGACGACAAGCGGTAGGGAATTCAACTGCACATCGGGAGCGTGCGAGCTGTGAGCATGCATCGTTGTTCCCAATGCAGTCCGATGGACCTGAGCAAGATCATTGATCAATTGATCGACGTGATTCATCGATATGACGAAGCGGCCGACAAGTTCATTCAGAAAGTCGATAGCGGCCGTGCACGAAGCGTCGAAACATACAACGAACTGAAAGTCGCACGAGCGGCGAGTCGAATCTACGCGGAGGAAGAACCATGAGCTGTGACGTTTGTCTGTCCGGTGCTGATGCGGACAGCGAGTTCAACTATGACCGGCAGTACACAGCACGCAAAACATACACGTGCGAAGAATGTCGAAGCACCATCCAGGTTGGCGATACATATCGTCGGCTTGGCGGCAAGTGTGATGGGTACATGTGGCATGAGATCGTCTGCAAGCTGTGTCACGAGATCAACATGGTCTTCTCATGCGACAACGGCACGATGTGGGGCAACCTGTGGACGGACATTTACGACTACATCTTTCCCGATCTGCGCGTGACCACACCCTGCTTCAACAAGCTGAGCATGCCCGCACGGGCAAAGATCACCGAACAATGGTGGAAATGGAAAGGACTTCAAGAACCACGATGAGTACACACAAGTGGGAAGACATCAAACGACGAAAACCAGGACAACAAAGAAACCCGGATCGCATTCCGCTGATCGTAGCGATGCTTGAGCAAGCTTGGGCGAAATATCCGGATCTGCGGCTGGGACAATTGCTCGCGAACCTGGACAGGCTTTTCGACGAAAACCCGTTCTTCTATGAAGACTGTTCGCTGGAAACCTGCCTCGACGCACTCGTGAACGAATGCGGAAACGATCTGAATGAATACATGCGACGGAGAAAGGAAGACAGTGGCAACAGTAAACGTACCGAAGAGTAATCCGAAAATGCCGTTCGGCAAGCATCGCGGGCAGTACGTCACCGAGCTGCCGGATGGGTATCTGTGCTGGCTCATGGAGACGATCTTTGATGACCTGGAAGGCGATTCATTGCGCGAAGCGATTTATGACGAGTACCAGAATCGCGGGCTCGCAGGGTCAGGCTTCGCTTACGAAGAAGATGAGGATGAAGATTGACAAAAAAACGCTGCCGGGGGTTTGGGAGCAAGGAATGAGTCATGGGAAATGCCCCGGCAGCGGAACCTAAATCAACGTGAGAAATCGCAGATCGAAATAAGCATAGGCACAGGTCATGCGAGCATGCAAGCAAAAGATCCAAAAATGCACATGGGAGAAATCTTCCACATGTGCGCAACCCGGTGCACAAAGCACACCGGACAGAGCATCACAATGACAGAAAAGGGGTAATGACGGTAATGAGCCAAGGACGGCAAACAGCACGGGAAAAGTTCAATCTGCAAGAGTACCAAAAATGGACAAAGACGACCGAGAACGGCCGCGTCGCGTCGTGGGATTGGGAGCGGCAGCTCGCGTATTTCGGTCTCGGTATCGCGGGCGAATCGGGCGAAGTCGCTGAAAAGATCAAGAAATTGTTCAGAGATTGCGAAGATCCGGACGGCAGCTTGGATAGCGGCTACCGCGAGATCATTGGCAAAGAGCTGGGCGACGTGCTTTGGTACGTGACTCGCATCGCATCCGTTGTGGGGCTCGACCTTCAAGATCTGTTCGAAGCGAACGTTTCGAAGATCGAAGATCGCAAAGCCCGTGGCACCATCGAGGGGAACGGAGACCATCGGTAATCGATTTCTCGCCGGTACGTTTCTCTCGGTGTTCTGCCAGCAGATCAAAGCACCGGGAGAAACAAACCATGAACAAAGAGAAGGGATTTTTCGTCGAGCGTCGTGATTCCGCCTACAGACATATGACGCTTTCGTGTCCAGAGTGCTATCAATGCGGACAGTACACACAAGAACAAATATCCAACCTGCCTGTTGACGTCAATAGCCGCTCGACGGTAGCCTGTCTGTATTGCACATACCGGGGACCGATTGTGGATGCTGTAATCACAAACGAAACCTTACCGCCGACTCCGTCGACTCCGACCGAAGCCCTGCCCACTGAAATCATCTATGATCAACGAAAACAAGTGTCGTCCATCATGACCGACTTCCTTGAAGCAATCCACGACGCCGAGCACCGAACCAAAAAGCCCGCAGCACGCGACGTTGACGATCCATTTCCACACATCACGCAAATGAGCCATGACCATCAGGCATGGAATTCGCATATCGCAGATCGTTCGGTCGGTGAGCTGTGCAATCTTGCAATAGCAGATGTTCGAAAGAAAGCCCCACCTGAGCTGCACAGGAAGTATGCCACGCTGCTTGATGCATGGGTTCGCACACGCAGTGTGAAGAAGCTTCTTGAGCACGAGAACGGTCTGCTGCTCACACCGAGTGCAATGCGTTTCAGCTCTTTCTGTACGGGCGACAACAATTTCCGGATAGTTGGCTCAGTCTTCATTACGTATCGCCCTGCTGTGAACAAACTAGTCACCTGGATTGCTGTCGCTGAAAGCCACTACCGGGAGCAGGGTGAATTGTATGTGTGGGCAGAGCCCATTGAAGTGCAGCCATATATCGGCGGCATTGACAGGTACGGACAGCTCCGGGAGAACAGCCATGAAGAACACGGAAATCAATACGAAGTCAACTATGGAGACAACGCGTGAAGAGCGCAGAGGCTACGAGATCATCGAGACGGCCGAGGGTACGAAAGCGATTCGCTGCCATCGCTGCGGACGCGTAAGCCATCATCCGGAAGACGTCACCAGGAAGTACTGCGGCTTTTGCCACATGTACCACGGGGACATGGACCTTTCCGAGAACTTCGAGAATTCTGACGAACGGCCCTGATTCCGGACAAACAAAGAATGGAGGTTACAAAGTAATGGCAAAACTTCTGTCCGAAGAGTTCTGGACAAAACCCATCAGCGAGCTATTCGGTGTCAAAGAACGCCTGCAAGCACGCTACACCCCACCGAAACCTACAGCACTCACCGTACAAGAGGCAAAGCAGATCGAAATACCGGGATACGGTGTGCTCACGCTGGAAGACGCGCTCGACTACAAGAAACGCACCGAAGATTTGAAGCTGGGAATCAGCTCAGTCGTCGGACAGCACATCACAAACGCCATCGCCACAGCGAAGTGGAAAACCTTCCTTGCAGAAAATGGCTGCACGATCTACGACAAGGTTCAAGTTCATCGCTACCTGCAACGACGATGCCCCAACAATTACGCGCCCTGCTGGATCAATGCCGGTAGTGGTGCTGCCACTCGTCCGTGGTCAATGCTCTCGAATGGATCGGTGCTAGAAAACCCATACGCGATGTCGATGACATACACAAAGGTCATTCCCATTGAAGTGCTTGAAATACTGGCAAAGCTGCGGGCCGATCTTTCAGTGCGGTCTGACAAGTACTCACTGCAACCGTTTAATGTGTATGTCAGTGACTTCGTGCAGACCGAAGCAATCGACGGCAAGTTCGATCCGTTTCTTGCTGTCGGCAATATAGGCACAAATCACGCAAATCCGGATAACGTGTGGTTCATCATCGAACGCTGGGACGAGCCAGCATTCCGCATGCGCTAAGTTCGCAGTCCGTAGTAAGCAGTCCGTAGTAAGCAATGCAGAAGTACACAGAAAGGAAGAGAGGTAATTTGACAATGGATAGAGATAACAAGAACACGAACGTCGGCGGTAGTGGCGACAGCTACAAGGGGCAGAACCCGGTCAACAAGCAGATTGTTGACGCGAGCAAAGTGCCGAACACGTCGCTCAAGAGCCTGCACAGCATTCTGTTCGCTGAAGACAACGACGGTCAGGTCACAATCACCGCAGACGGCACGCAGATCTATCACGGCGGTAGCTGGCAGGAAGCGAACATGGCACTCTGCCGCAGCTTCTACGGCATCGCCTACAGTGAGACCGGTGACAAGGAATTCGATCCGTCCAACGTCGATTGGTCGGCAGTCAAAGATCAATTCAACACCGATCCGCTGACCGCACTGCTGGCATCGACAGGACTCGATGCATTCGACGATTCAGATATCGAGCAAGCTGCTTAGCGTCCCACGTGGGACCAACCGAGCTGTTTGACGGTCTGTTACGTCGTACCGTGGACGGTCTCTCTGTGACTAGGTCGGGCGGCTGAAAGCAGGGAAACCGGAGACGCTACTTCGGACGGATAAGTAACCGTCAGACGGATGCCTTTATGCCGTTGTCTGCGGCTGCTCGATAAATACGACGGCTTGCGACAACGGTGTGAAGGTAAAAACTCCGCACCACGTTCGGCTGCTGCCACGCTTCGTTAGTGGTTTTTCGGGGACGTGGTTTATAGCAGCCGAACAGCGGAGTGATCAACGCGAGTTGCCAACGCACATGTCGATGGGGGCTCGTAATACAAGTGAAGGGAGAACTAAATGTGCAACCATGACGCAAGACGCAGCGCACTTCATGTTGGTGAAGGCACATAATATGCTGCACTCGTCGGTCTTTCGATTTGAAAACTTCGACAAGGCCGTGACCTTCTTAGTATTCGTGGATCTGCTAGACAGACTCCACAGATGGATAGGCTTTCTGCACGCAGGTCTGCAGAGTGTAATGAGTACCATCGGCATGCTTGGCATCAAGTAGAAAGCTTCAAGCCTGGGCGCTAGCGCCCAGGCTTTTCGCAATGTGTGGCCCTTAAACGAGTTAGCACAATCGATAGAAATCGCAGGCAGGGAGACAACAAATGGCAGTCGATACAAAAGAAACGACGAAAGAAGAGCCTAGCACGCAGCAAGCACACAAGCGGAAAGCAACTGAGCTGTGGGACATTATTTCTGCTGCCGACGTTAAGCGGTACGCACTGCATTGCAACTGTTCGGGAGATAAGATGGAGACGCTCACCGGCTACGACGTTGCAAAAGGCTTTCCAAGTGAACAAGAGCTGCAAGAGCTGATCGCGCATCCAACACCGGCCATGAAGGCGTTCGCAGCACTTACCGAAAGCGTTCTCAACATAATGGCAGAACGCACTGGCATCGCTGCTCCACCGTTAGTTGTCGTAGGTGCTGCGATGGCACTCGTCACGATCGCAAGCACGCTCAGGCACAAGTCGCTGCAGACGGGTGGAACCGAGGTTTCATAGATATATAATGATGAATCCCTATCTCGCTTGGAAATGGTTCTGGTTCAAATGGCCGTGCGGAGATTGCCAGCGTTCAGCCATGAAGTATGGTCTGCACTGGACAAAGCGTCAAGGTGAGTGGCACGTGTGGGGTTATGTCGATGATGCACATGGACTGTAGTGCACTGTGGAGTCCGTTGCTGGTAGTTGTCGGCGCATGGGCTGTCCTTGTGGCAGTGATTCTCGTTTACGAGTCGAGATGGGTTTTCGATCCATTTAAGCAGCGAAAGATGCGTCTTGCCTCGATTGTGCTGATGTTTGTGGCACTGTCTTTGTTCATGGTTCTGTATTTCGGTTAGGTTGTCGATCTCGTTTGGTTCGTAGGAGTGAATATGTTGCCTATTTTTCGTAGTACGTGGCAGATGGTCATGTACGTACTAGGCGTGCTGATCACCGTCTTGATTCTTTGCACGTGGATGTGATGGCATACGTGCTAGGTCGCTCGCTAGCGATGTTCATGGGATGTGTGGCAGGCGTGCTCGCTGGCATGGTTATGCGGCAGCATGCTGGATTAGGTGTCGTGATCGTAATCGTGCTCTTGGATTGCGTTCGCGTGGTACGACGCGAGCGGCAAGATGACGAATAGAACAGAAAGGAAGACAAATGGATCGACGTGGATTTCTTGGTGGTTTGATTGGCGCGGCAGTAAGCACGGTCGCTGCAAGCATGTTATATGACAAGGAACGTGCGCTATGGTTGCCTGGGACGAAAGCATTCTCGTTTCCGAGTGAGTCGAATGCACCGAAGATCGTGCCTGCTGGTGCGTGGATCGCCATTCGCCTAGACAAAACGGAGGTTATACCAGATGTGCTGTTTCCTGGGCGGTACTTGCTGCAAAGCGAGTGGCAAGCAGTCGAAGATCCATCGGTACGTGGGAAGTATATCCATTCATTTATCGATCCGCATCCCTTCGCCGACGCGCAAGCAAAAGTCTTCTTCGAGAAGAGACGACAAATAATAAAAGCATGACAACCTATGAACTAGCGAGCTGCGTCGTCGTTGTTAAGAACATGCTAGCAACCGGCACGATCACTACCGCTCAAGCAGTCTACACGTTGTGGGATCTGGTTATCGAAGCAAGTCCACTGCGCGATGTGATCTATAAACCAGGAACGTCTGTCGTAATCGACACGCTGTTGAATCGAGATATACAGACGCCAACAAGGCAAGCGAACAATCCAAAGGACAACACATGACACCAAAGATCGCACAGCAACCAGTACCAGAACCGTTTCAATGTCCAGACTGCGGCAGCACGGACTTTTGGGAAGGTCCGCACGGCGGACTGTCAGTAAACTTCTGCTGCATCAAATGTGGTGCTCGCTTCAATGACATGGTCATGGAGATTCAGCGCACGGATGCAGAAGGGCACGAATGCGAAAGCTTTCCACGGTCCTATTCATACCGGCTGTGGAAACCACGAACGAACAAGTTGGGCGATGATCACAGGCGTGCTTCCAAGGCAGGGAATTAAGTGATGCAGGACGACGACGTTAGTTCTTTAACGGAAACGATCAAGTTCATGCGCTGGACCTACCTATTTCTCGTCGTGATGTTCGTAGCCCAAGTATGGGTGACCGTGCACTATCGCAATCTCGCCGAGGAATGGCGAAAGGAAGCAGAACAAGCCCTCGCAACGAGCAATCAGGGATTGGAAGTGGTGCACAATTGGGAACAGATGTATTCCGAGCTGGTTGTAGTGTGTGGGCAGGCACATTAGGTATATGAGCAGACTCGTCGACAGTAAGTCACACGCCGAGATCATTGCCTCTGTGCGGATACCGCAGCGTTTGAAGAAGCGTCCGAAGTATCACGGCATGGCTATTCCTTATACGACCTGGATTCATCCGGTCACTGGCATACCGGACTTCAAGGTGAACGATGAGAAACGTCGGCTGTGCGTGATCCGAGATCGAGGTTGCGCCATGTGCGGCGAACGAATGAATGAGCTGATTTGTTTCATCGGTGGTTCCGAAGGGATTTGCGATGGCAAGCTGTTCATTGACGCAGGCATGCATCCGGCTTGTGCGCGGTATGCATGGCAGGTGTGCCCGTACATTGTTTACGGTCGAACGCATGCGCCAGTCCCTTACTACGAAGGTGCAGTCATTCACGTGTTTCGTGATGCGCCGATCTCAAAGCCGACAGCGATGGGTTTGCTGACAACCAACACCTATCAGCCGGTAGTTGTTATCAACGAAGAAGATGGAACAGAGGACTTGTTTGTGAAAGCTGGCCCACCCGTGCAGCCAGTAGAATGGAAGCATTATGCAAGCACAGATCAATAACGTCGATGATGCAATATTTGTACTGCTAAAGGAAATTGCCAGCATGAAAGCGCGTCAAGCGGTCAGCTATGAATGCCTGAAACACCTAAAAGAAATGAAAACGATTCTTTATGCGTTCGGCATCTATGATCCAAACACAGAGCGAGATTACGAACTTGCAAACATGTTGCGTCCGCACCTGGACGCAGTATGCAGCGAGCTGCAGTTGGGGGAATGATGCCATTGCTGACAAAGACCGCGCTCAGGGACTTGCGCGAACGCAATAGGCGTATCTGTGCTGAATGCAATAACACAACGTTCGAGGACTACTGCAGGCAGTGCGATGAATTCTTTTGGGATGGGCATGTGATGCTAGCCAACGTGACGGTTCGAGAGATCGATCCGGAGAACCAACAAGAGATCCACGGCAGCGAAGAGATCAGGATCTACACGTGCTCGTGTATCAGTGAGCATCAAAACGCGAAGCATCGAAACTACCGTCTGCAGATCACAGAGCCCTGGAAGCATGACGCAGCGGTCAAGCGAGCGGGCGGAATCGATTGGGAAGTAATCAGCGACGAGTCTTTGCCGAATGACATAGCGATACCGTAGATCAGATTGCAGCACGGGGGGAGAACAATGGCAACATACACAGAAAAAGACAAGGTCGTACCGATCATCGTCGAGTACGGTGCTCGCGGGATCAAGAGCTATACCGAGGAAGAGCACCTTGAGTCGATCAAGCAGGCATTCATAGACAAGAAGGCTGATTTCATTACGCTCGACAGCAACATAAACGGGCAGCAATTTCTTTCGGCGAATGTAGCCTGGGCGATGAACAAAGGTTGGCTGTACTGCAGCTCGTCGGCGGGCTATCCGGAAGATCAAGACGCGCAGGAAACCATATGGGCATTCCGGCTGACAGAGAAAGGCATCAAAGAACTCACTGATACTGAGCCTCAAGTCGTCGCGTCGTAGGAACATTCGTTAAGAATAGGAAGGAAAGCATGTTTATTTTTCAAATTGTCGGCGGATTGATCATGCTCGCGCTAGGCGTGAGCGGGCTCACACTGCTTTACGGTTTGCTGAGCGGACCGAGACCACAGCACGCAGTACGTCGCAATCTGCGGCGAATCAAGTGATTCGAACGAAGTCGTGAACGAACAGCGGAGGGTAAGGAAGATGGGAGCAGAACGAATACGCATGCCGTCATACACACCGCGTCCATTGAATCAGGAAGCAGCAAACAGTGATCCGCATCGCGAATACATCGGCGATGGCGTATACGTGACGTTCGATAGTTTTCACCTTGTGCTTACAACTGAGAACGGCATACAGATCACAAACGAGATCTTCATCGAGCCCCAGGTCTGGTTGAATCTGACTGAGTACGTGAAGAAGCAGATCGATCGACGCAAAACAGAGATCGATGGAACAGGGCTAGCAGGATGACACCAACTGAAGCGATTGCCGATCTGCAGGCACAGGCCGATGAAGCAGATCGATTTCTTCTCAAGTCAGCCATTGTACGTGTTGAATCCTTGAAGACGGCACTCGTGCATATTCGCGACCTGAAGAAGCAGATAACTGCACTTGTCGATGCAGTAGGACGTGCCAAAGACGATGCAAGCCGCCAGCGATATCCGGACACTACGGGGCAATGAAGTTCAAGGCACAGCCGTGGCAGCGGAACGATTACAACCGGCGTGCTCAGCGACGTTCGCAGGATGGGCAGCGTCCGCATCACAGGTGCTATCGCTTTCGTCAGCGGCTTACGGGCGTCGAACGGGTTGACCAAGATCAGTGGTTGTTCTATGGCGTGGAAGGCTGGACCTGTCTCGACTGCCAGAACTTTCAACCGGGCAGCTTCCTAAATCCATTTAAGACAGATGATGAAAACAAGATAGTCGAGATCAAAGCAAGGGACGTGACACCGCACGACGGACAGCCAGGACATGAAAACCAAAAAGCAGCTCGAAACAGCAATCAAGTTCCATCGTCACCTAGACAATTGCGAGCAATGTCATGATCACCCGTTCGAACTCTGCACCACCGGCATCGATCTGCTCATTGCGGCCGTGTCCGCGATCGACAGCGTCCAGGAAGCGGAGCATCACGAGCTGCAGCCGGTGATCAGGCGCGATCCGCCAGCAGGCACTTAGCCGGGAAAAACGTCCTGGGAAGTAGCAAAAATTTTTTGGTTCTGTCAAGCTGGGACTCCGATTTATAGGTTGGCAGGGAGAAATTACCTGGATCGATAAAAAACGCGACGCGTTTGTCCACCACTAGAACGGTCCTGGGCGAAGCTATCTGTATGATTCTATGGATGTTAGCTTAAACCCAATGGAATCAGCAGATAGCCTGCCGCCGACTATCGGCCGTAGTCCGTTCGGCTATTGCCCGAACGGTCTGATCCGCATACCTCGTATGTTTTCAATAGGATAGCCTAGCAGGTCCGCTGCTCTGTGCTCATATTGTGCTCACCTGGAACCTGGACAGCCTAGCAGGTCCGCTGTGCTCACGAGATCATATGACGTGTTAGCAGCCGTCCAGGTGCCTGCACGCTGTGCAGGCTGTCACGTAGGCAGGAAACAGAGCCTATCCTATCTGTTTCAGTCCGCTACAAGGTGCCCTATATCGGGAGTGTCGGCAACACGTAGCAGGTGAGCAGCACAGACCACAGGTCCAGGACAGCGAGCAGCAGGCTGTTAAAGTTTAGCTAGTATCATATGGGGTAGGGACACACTGCGCATGTGCGAGCAGATCATATGAGAGACACGAACAGATCATATATGAGAGGCACGAGAGACAGACACGAGAGAGAGAACCTATACGTAAGAGAGTGATACTTGACTAATTTAGTCAAGATTAACAGTCTAGCGTATAGGTTAAAACAACCTACATATATGATCTGTCTAATATGACTGCTCTGCTGTGATCTCGCTTCGCTATCTACGTTAGTAGACTGCTCTGTCGGCAGTCTGTTTGTCCGCTTATGTGCTCACGGCTGCGGACTACGCGTATAGGGCACGGCTGCGCAGTGTGGCGCGGTATGTCCCTACCTGATTTGATACTAGCTAAACTTTAAGGACCTGCTCACCTGGACCTGACCGAACGTCGGCTGCTGCGCACCTGGACCTGGACCTAGAAAGCTGCTCACCTGGACGTCGGCCGACTCGCTACCAGGTGCTAAGTTAAAAACCCATAACTCGTTTAGAAAAGCAAAAGTGTTTCTATCAGATACATTTTTCTGTCTCATTTATGGTGCAGGTTTTCGGACAAACTAGCGGCCGATCGGACCTGGACACAGCGAGCAGCGAGCAGCCGACAGGACTGTAAGCAGCCGTGCAAAGTGTCGGCTGTCCTTACACTGCAACACACTGATAACAGAGCATGCGGCCGAATGTGTCGGTATACTTTACGAAAGCAGCGATAGGCCATATGAGCTATGTAGTGAATTGACGGCAATTAGCTTTTGGCGTCAATTGTGCTAGTAGTGTGCTTCACCTATGACGACACGAAACACAACGAAACAGAGCTACAAAGGCCGTCCAGACCTGGAATGGTTGCAGTACAACGTCGACACTCTCGCAATTCAGCGAATTGCTGTCGACGAAAGCAGGCTGTCGGTTGTCGACTATCAACTTTTCGAGCAATCGCTTTTTGATCGTTTCGAAGCTTCCATGATTGGAATGAGCTAATGACTTTCAGGTTCAATATCGGCCGTTTCCAAGTCGCACTCAACAGAAGCAGTGTGACTGCTCGCTTTTCTGATCTCGTGTTCCTCATGCTGTCCATAAAACACGGGCTCAGAATTGACGTGCTGCCATTCTCGCAAAATGCGAGCAATCGTATTGCTCGCACTGCTGTCCAGGTCCAGGTTCCTTACACAACAAACAACACAACAAACAACGTTCGCTAACATCGGGAGATCACAAAACAATGGCACATAACATCGCTTTTGACGCAGCAACGAATCAACACATGGTTTTTACAGCAGGTCCGCTCCCTTGGCATAAATTAGGGCAAAACGTCCAGGATGCGCAGGATTGGCAAGCTGCCCGTCGACTCGCGCACCTGGACTGGCAAGTTACGAAAGTACCAATGTACATGCATGCTTTCGTCGACGGCAAAATGCAGTCAGTCAAAATCCAGGATCACGTTGCCGTCATTCGTCAAGACACTCGCGAGCAGCTTGGAATTGTTGGCACGGGTTACGAGATCATTCAAAACGATTCGGCTTTTGCGTTCACAGAAGCATTGCTCGAAACAGGTGCACTGTATGAGTCGGCCGGGGCACTTGGCAACGGTGCACGCATATGGGTACTTGCTCGCATTCCACAGGCTGATTTTACTGTCGGCAATGCCGATGCGCATCGGACCTATCTGTGCTTTACCACATCGCATGATGGTAGCTTGTCCGCTGTCGTCAAGCTGACAGAAGTTCGCATCGTTTGCGAGAACACGCTATCACTGGCTCTGTCGGGATCAGGCAGCACGATGAAAATTCGTCACACTGCTAGCGCGAGTGACAGGCTACGTGCAGCACAGCGAATGGTCACGGGCACAGTCCAGAATGCGCAAAGCATCGCAGAGAAAATGAACCTGCTAGCACGTCGACGTCTCACGCGTGACAGCATGACAGCGATTCTAGACAAGCTGTTTCCTGTGACTGCCACGGCTGCAGAGTCGGCCGACGTTTCGAAAACAGGTCGACGGGCAAACATCATTGCCGACGTGCTCGCACTGTATGACAAAAATGACAATAACGCGTTTCCCGAACAGCGTGGGACAGCCTATAACCTGTTGAACGCTGTCACGAACTACACAGACCATGTTCGGACTGCTCGCGTTACGAACGGCAACGAACGGACAGCCGACAGTGTCGACGCAGCACGTGCAGAGTCGGCAATGTGGGGCACAGGTTCCAAGTTGAAAGAGTCGGCTTTTCAGATTATCGACACTCTGACAAAGGGATCTGAAAGTGTCACGTTCGCTGTCAGCAGTGGCAGCACGGGCAATGAGAACAGCAGCAGCAACAGCAGCACGGCCGTTCTTGATGCACCTGTGGACACTCCCGACACAATTGACGATATCGCAAAAGCCGATACTTTCATCGCCGACGACCTGGAACGTTGGATTAAGGACACAGACGGGCAATAACCCGCAGATGGGGCAGACAGCCTAACAAGCTGTCCGCTTAATGCGACAGTCCAGGTCCAAAGTCCTGGACACAACGACACATCGGGAGATCACTACAATGCATCGAGTCAACTTTACCCTAGCATGCGTATACGCTGCTGTTTTGTCGTTCACTGCTTCAATCGCGTACGCATTCTGCCGATAGCAGCCGACAGCGAACAGCAAACAGCAAACAACGAAACATCGGGAGATCACAGAACTATGAACGTACGTAAAACCCGTTTTCCTGAATTAGGCTATACACAGCTTTCTACGGACCTGTGGCGCATTGTGTCCACAGACGGCAATCAATGTGTAGGTCCAGAATACAGAACGAAAGCAGAGCTACTCGCGGACCTGAGTCGGTATGCCACAGACTATGGCTGTAATCCCGCATACGGACAGCAGACCACAGCAGCGAGCAGCGAGCAGCCGACAGAGCAGGTGCTAGCACCTGCTACAAAGGCACAGCTATTAGCAGACGTGCTGCTTCGCTTTGCCTGCGAGCAGGACGAACAGACAGCGAACAGCCTGCAGCACATCATAGACAGGCTGACAGCCGTATACAGTCACTATGAAATTGCTGCAGCCATTGCGCAGTCGTATGAGCATATTGCGACGCTCACGTTCCCTGATCCGGAAATGCCTGTGGTCTATCGCAAGCGAGCAGAACAATTCCGGAACCTTGCACGCAATGAAAAGGAACAGCATAACGCGTGGGATATCAACAAACAGCCTGTGCCACTGTGGATATACTCGCTGGACTTCATTGTTCGCACTTCTGACGCATCATTTTTTCATATTCCGAACAGCTTTCAGCGTGAGATCACAAACGGCTGTAGCTGTGACACGTGCAAGTCAGGTGCAAGTCGGCCGACGTGGAACGTGCTAGCTGTGCCTTTCATCAAGAACCCAACGAAAGCAGGACAAAACACGCATACCTGGACTGTGCACGTGGGCAATATTCCGGAATTCGTGCAGTACTGCGAACAGGTCCGCAAACGTGCAGAACGGCCGACAGCGAGCAGCGAACAGCAGACGACGTAGCGAACAGCCTGCAGACGGGCAAACAGGCTGCAGCGATGCCCTACAGCCTGTTTGTTAATGCACTGTGACTAGGTCCGCAGTCCTAGCAGACAGAAAGCAGCCGACAGAGTCGACAGCCGACAGAGTCGGACACAAACAAGAACACGAGAACATCGGGAGATCACATGAGCAGTTTTGACGAACGAATGAAAGCCGAACAGGCAGAAAAGGAACAGCGAACAGCACACCATGTGGAAGTACTGTCACAGGTGACGCGTTATGCTGGACTACGGGAGAATGGTTGGACTTTCCAGGTCCAGGACCACGATGGATTCAAACAGTATTACTTCGTGAATTCCACGAACGTACCGAACGGGAAACTCCACATTTCATTTCCGGATTATGGGAACGATAAGGACAAAAATACACTGTGGATATCCGGTATCTATCCACGTGACAGGCACGGCAACGATTACACGAGCTATGAGAAAGAGCGGCCGTCTATCAAGTGCAGTGCCAGCAAGGCACCTGCAGCCATTGCGGCCGATATCATGCGTCGACTCATGCCTGACTATCTCGCATTGCTGGACAAGGTTCAGCAGCGCATTGTGAGCTATCACAGCCGAATTGACGCGAAGTCCGCCATAGGTGCATTGCTCGCGAGCAGGTTCCCTACGCTGCTCACACTACGCGACACTACACGCGGATCAGATCACTACGGACAGCCGAACAAAGGCACAGACGTTCGGCTGTTCGCTTCTGACAAGTCATTACGCGAGCATGGCTTACGTGTCGACATTCAGGTTGAAGTGAACGCGGATAACTGCAGCCGATGCGAGCTAACACTGTCGGACCTGGACAGCGAAACAGTGACAGCCGTGCTCACGCTGCTTTTACAGCGTGCGGCCGACAGCAGCGACACTGATAAATCAGCAGGATAGCAGGCAGCGAGCAGTACTCTAGTGAATTGATGGACTTTTGGCAGAGAACCCTATCAATTCACTAGAGTATTGGAGTCGGCCGACGCGATTCCGGAACAGTCCTATTACTAGACCTATAGTGTCCTGATTTTTCCAGTGAGGCACTTGGAGCAAACGACAAATGAAAAGCAAAAGTCAGCCGACAACAGCAGCCGATATCGAATCCCACATGATGTGTATGGACTGCCGCTGCACGGTATGTCTGCAAGACACAACGTCAATAGACAGAACATCGGGAGATCAGAAAATGAAGCACACTAAGAACATCGGACCACAGCTAGACAAGATAGTCGGACAGCCGAAAACAATGAAACATCCGACAGCAAACAGCACGTGGCGTAGTGAGTACAGACTGCCGTGCAAACGTCCAGGCTGCATCACAGACGACCACAATGTAGAGACAGCCGAAAACAATCACAGCCACAGTCACCTAAGCAGTCCAGGCAGCGGAAAGCTTGAACGCAAAGCGAACGGAGATCTCGTTTATCATGCCCCGTGGCAGACAGCCTATGCTAAGACGCTCACGCGCAGGACGCGCACATTCAAATCACCTGAGTTAAAAGCACGTGTTGACAAAACATCGGCTGCAGCCATTGAACGTATCGCGGCCGACATAACCACAGACGACGTACGCGCAACAGGACAAAACGGCCGTGCAGCCTGCGCAGGCTATGAAGTGCGAGCAACAGACGGGCATCGGGCTCTGCTCATACCTGGACCTGGACGCAGCAGTAAGGACGAACAGCCGTTAGCATGGTTGGGAAGCTTGGAACGTCCGAAGCGAACATTCAGCGAATTCGAACAGGACAAAGAGTCAGCATGCTATGGACTCGCTGCGGTTATCGATGATAAGGAATTCCATCTGGCACTGCAGCGAGCAATGGTCATGCTTGACGGGCGTAAAGACAGGAATCACACTGTCGAGCTATTCGGCCGACGTCCTACGGGCACACTGACAGTACACAGTGCGAATTCGGACATAGGGACGTTCGACGGTGACGTCCAGGTGACTCTGACAGAGTCGCTATGGTTTGCTGCGGACCTGTACTACTTGGAAGTAGTCTGCGGACAGTGGCCTTTGCACGTATGGTTTAAGGACGACGAATCAGCTATTGTCTTTGAACCTGCAGATAAGTCATGGCGCTATGTGCTCATGCCGATACGTGGTAAAGCCACAGACGAGCAGTTACAGGCTATCGAGCAGGACAACAGAGTCGAGACAGTCGAGCAGCCTGCGGAGTCGACAGCAGACGTCCAGGCACAGGTCCAGGTCCAGGTCCAGGCAGCAGCAGCAGCCTGCGAACAGACAATTCCTATGAGGAATGGTCCTGAAAATTCAACTCCTATCAGTTGTGGTCCTGAGAATTCGAATTCAGAACAGCCGATAACGGCCGAATCAAAAGCAGAAACGGACTTTGACTCTCGCGAGATCTTACCGCTAGTCGGGCTCAGTCACGAGAACAGGTATGAATACAGGGAAAGTCCCGACAACTATGTGTACCAGTATGATTGCCTGCGTCGCGAAGCATTAGGCTACTTCTGTGCAATCGACGTCTGGTATAGGTCATTCGTCAACGCAAAGCCGAACGGTGTTAGCTGCTGGATTGAACCTGTGAACAGCGAACGTGCGAACAGCAAGCAGCCGACAATGGTGCACGCGTGAGCGAGCAGCGAACGGCCGACGACGTCGGGCGAAGCAAGTTGGGCAACTGCCCGAAGTGCAGCAGTCCTGGACAGCTATTTGTCCAGGACACAGCACAGCGTGCGCCGATCGTCGGACAGTCCAAGCGAGCACGCTACGTCGGGCATGTGATGCATGAGCATGCAAGCGGACAGCGCAGCACGTGCCTACTGACAAAGTCGGACGTTAGCAGGCTGCAGCCGACAACGTCGGACGTCGTCCAGGCACAGGTCCACAACAGCGAGCAGTCGACGTGCGATAATCTATCGGAGCAGCCGACAGCGACAGCAGACGAAACGAAAAGCGAGCAGCCGACAGCACAAGTGCAAACGGGGAAACAAAGCAGCCTATTACTAGGACAGGCAGTCCGAATTTTTCGGAACCTGTTCGGCCAAGCGACCACAAAATAGAATCAACAATCGGGAGATCAAAACATGAACACAACGATAAATGGTTTCACGGGTGTTATCGCAATGAGCAGAATCAAAGATGCGCATCGAGATCTGCACTGGATCAGAAGCACGAATGGTTTCACGCTGGGCAAGTACTATCCCTTTGTGCGCAACACTGGAAACGGGGCAATCGTGCTGAATGATAACGGACATCCGCGATTCGTCATGCTCGACGGAAGCAAGTCAGCTCACATAATGTCGCGCAGTGGGGAAGCAGTTGGCCTGTTCTTTCCCGTCGACGTGGTGAAAGAACCATATTGGTTGGACAGAGACAGCCTTGAAGTGCTCACGCTGGCGCACAGCGACATTTACGATCACATGATTGCGTTCAACGTGCCTATCGACAACCACGAGTCGGACCTGTATGTGCCCGTGACAGAGCTAACGGAAGCACTCGTGAACATGTACATGTTCAACTCAATCGTATCGCGCTTCACGTCCAGGTTGGACCATACGCAATGGTTCTGCATTCCGTTCGCATACACTCCGTTCTGGAAAGCACGACTCGACGCAGGCAAGATTGACAGCAACAAATAGAATGCGATAAAACAACAGACAGAAACAATCGAACATCGGGAGACAAACAAATGAATCGATATACGGGAAGCATCGAGATCTTTAATGGACGATTCGTCCGACAGCACAAGGCAGAAGTCCAGGCAAGCAATTGGCCTATGGCAGTGAAGCGAGCAGTGACGAAAGCCGTCAATGAAAACAAAGCAGCTAGCAGGAAACGGACAAAGATCGAGTCAATCACAATCAAGCTGCAGCACGTCGGCCGCGTCACTCCCGCAGTCGGCGAAGATCTCAAGCAGGCAATGCGTGACGCAGTCAAGAAGTCGAGCACGGCCGGGGGGACTACTCCTATCGGTTCCGGTCCTGAAAATTCAAGTCCTATCTCTTCTCGTCCTGGGAATTCAAAACCACCCGTGCCAACGCTGGCGAACGGAAAACCACGCTGCCAAGATGTGCACCATACCGGCAGGCAGTGCGTGTGCGAGCATGGGCACACAACATCGCATTGGTATTCAACTGAGATCACACCGGAATCCATCATGCCAGATGACAAGGTTGTGAGACGCATGTTTGATCGAATGATACAAGGCGGTGCGAAATGAGCGAGAACAAACGCCATATTCCTAACACGCTGCGTCCTGATATTTCGGAAACCAAACCTATCAAATATCGCGTATGGGTTGCGATTCCTATCGAGGTAGAAGAGTACGACGATATCCAGGCTGAGCAAGCAGCGATAAAGATTGCAAATATTGTGCTTCCTTTCGCAAAGCGAAAAGGCATCGTACATCCGATCATCAAGGCTGAGCGTGAGCAGCCGAAGATCATTTATCCTGTCGAAATGTGGGATACGGACAACAAGAAATGGGGCGAGGTATGAGCGGACACTTTGTAATCATCAAAGCATCGGGTGAAGTCGAGATCAAACCACGTGAAACAAGGCCGACGCTCGAAGAAGTACAGAAAGCTGTCGACGGCTACGTTCAGCTAATGCCACTAAAACAATTCGGCGGACGATTTAAATGGCACGGGGAACTTGCGCAGATGCTTGTCAACGAGGATGGACGTTCCAAGAATCTGCCACCGAACAAAGTCGCGACGCAACTGCTCAGAGACTTTAGCGAGCTATGGGGCAAAGACGTGCTGCTGGGTGACGTCGTGCTGCTCACGGGCACTTGCAGGTGGGGGAACTAGTCGATGAGGCATAAAGGAGATAACGTGACAAATGAAAATGGCTACGTGATCTACCCCGACAGCATTGGCATCATGGATTTGGATGCTGCGAAAGCGAAAGCTGCTGAACTATCCGCCGATTCTGACGAGGAATACCGCATTGAGGATTGCGGCACCGAGAAGGTTATCGCCCGGTTTTCACACGGCAAAGAGGTTTAGGAGATACTAAAGGAACAGATGATTACTAAGTTCATCGAAGCGTGCGACGGAACAAACTTCAATTGGGGCAAGTTCATGGTCGCACGCTTCACAAACGAAGAGTTATCACGGCCGATACATGAACCTGTAGCACGGGCAATGCACGAGGCTGCAAAACGTCAGTATGGTCCATCACTGCTGAACACGATCGGATGGAATGCGCACTGCGTGCTTGTCTTCGATCTGCAGACGTGCGAGGGAGCGTCCTTTCGTCCAGGCGGATCAGCGCGAGCAGACCTGCAGAAGCATCAAGTATGGGTGTGTCCGATGTTCGAACCATTCTTGGAGTGGTTGTACAAACAGGATTTGACGGACCTGGAAAAGCTGCCCGACTTTATCAACCTGGGTAACGTGCCCACGGCAATGTATGGGCATCGACGTCCAGGACCACACAGCAAGGATTCAAACGAATGAGCATCAAGCGTCCAGCTTTCATGGCAAAAGGCGAATATGCCGATGCCTACTGGTACGGAGTGGAATACATTCTGCTAGGACGTGCCTGCTCAATCATCAACGATCTGCGAGCAGGCTTCGACGTGATTGAACGAATTCTGCCTGACGAAGAACAAATGGGCTACGATACGTTGTTCTTCATACGCCTGCATCTGGCGAACGAACGTCGGCTGCTCATGCAGCATTGGGACGGAAAGGGAAGGAAGATATGAGCAGCCGACGTAAGAAGAAGCAGCAGCAGCGACCATCAATGGAAGAATTCATCGATCAGGTCACAGACGAAATACAGGAGACTGTCGACTGGCGCAGCGAAACAGGCAACCTGATTTGTGATTTCTGCTCACAGCCGAATCCGGCATGGGTTGCGATCTGCGCACCGTATGATATCGACGTGCTTGGCACGCCACATCAAAGCGAGCCGGATATGGGCATCTGTGACGGCTGCAAGCAGCTTATCGAGACGAGCAACAAGAAAGGACTGCTCGACAGAGCGGTGTCGGCACAGAGTGCTCATTTCGACATATTCCTACGGAATGACGTCCTGACTCGACACGTAATGACGAAGTTCCTGACGGATTTTCAAAATCGTTTTTGGGAAAGTTACATGGGTGAGATAATCCCGCAGACAGCCGACACGAAAGAGCAGGCGCGACAACGTCACCGGATGCACCGGGGCTGACGCACGCCATATTACTAGGACAGTGTGTCCTGATTTTTCGATTTGGCCGAGAATGCCGGAATAGGAATTAAAAAGGATCGGTGCGTCTCCCGATGGCGGATTGTCGCGTTAGCGAATCCGTTTGATGCACCTTGAAGCAGGCACGTTGATACGAGCATGGACGCTGCCGGACTGAAAAGTTTGGCAGCAAAAGTGTAAGAGTCAATGTGCCTGCATTTGTTTTTGGGGACTTGTGCGGAGCACAACACACGGGAGATTGCCAAGATGGCACGAAGAAAACAGAAAGATAGGACCTATTTCCGCATACGTACGTTCCTCAATGCGGACCGCGCAATGCCGGGGATCTTACTCGCCAAAGTTACGCAGACCGAATACATATCAGACCACGAAGGGCCGAGCTGCTTCACCGATACGGACATGACGATCGGCGATTGCGGTCGACAGATCAGCCTGGGCTTTGATGTTGACACCGAGCAGGAATATCGACGGGCGGTGCAGAAAATCAATCGGCTGGCGAAAGCGGTCGAAGGTATGCGCCAAGCACTCTTTGATGCGCACGAGCGCGTTCTCGAACTCAGAAAAGAGCAGAAGATCCGGCAGAAGAAACAGCAGAAAAGGAAGAAACAGGAAAAAAGGGAGAAAGAAGATCAGCCACGTCCGGAGAGCGGAGAATGAGCCTTGTTGTGGTCACAAAGAGTGGTGCAGTCTGCAAAGGTTTCATGCGCCTGCCTGCAGACGATGGTCTCTACGAAGAGGGATTTTCGAACATCCAATCACGGGATCATTTTCTTGCTCGCGGCAAGAACACGATCAGAACACGAGAGAAGGTCGAAAAGCTGATCTATTTGCAAACCTACCACGCCGATCATCACGCGTACCTGTTCGCAGGCAAAGATGCGAAGACGCTGCTGCACGTGCATTACAACGAGGGATGGATCATCGATGTGGTGAAGATCGGCAATGCGGATATCGTGCGTGAACGATTTGATCGGACGCAGGACTACAAAAAGCAGGATGACGTGTTTCGGGCAATGGTCTGGAAAGCGATGTTTCTCGCGAACATGGAACATGACGGGTGGTCGTTTCTGCAGCCTGCTCGCTTGCTAAGGGACGTCGTGCGGAATGGTGAGGCGCTGTGGCATTCAACATTCGTCAGCGTGGCTGCAGCGGAGCGCGAGAGTGATGCGGAGTCGGCCGAAAGTTTGGAACCCAACCTGTAATACTCAAGCATGCCTGGGCGATTCGCCCAACAAACATCACACAGAAGAAAGACGTCGGCCATGACGGTCGATCAAAGGATTTCAAAGGAATGAAGACGCCAAGAGTGTCGATACAAAAGCAACCGCTGATCGAAAAGCTGCCCAAGTGGGCACAGGATCACATCCAGCAATTGACGAACGCAGTCGACTCGCTGAATGGCTACTTGCAGCAGGTGAGCACATACAAAGTGAACGGTCTGCCTGGGATCAAGTTCCACCTGGAACACGATGGACCCTGGTATACGGTGCCTTCAAATTGTATATGCATCTTTCTACCGAACGGAACACAAGTGCAGTTGAGAATCGATCATGACGTTGTCAACGGGCACCACATCTACGTGATGGCAGATCGTGGCGTGAGGGTGCAGGGCAGCTCGCATAACACGCTCGCGCTGATTCCAGAAGAGGGACCAATGAGCCGCGCACGAGTGGAGGAACAGTCGTGAAAGATTTCATCTTGTTCTTCCTCGTGCAGGCGGTCAGCTACAGCATTCTGACTGTCAACTTTCGCGCTGTTGCTGCCGGTCATTTATCCGTGACACTCGTCACCGATGCACTAAATGCAACGCTCAGCTTTTTCGTGATAAGGCGCATCGCAAAGAGCGACGACTCTATCGTCGGCTGGCTAGGTTATTTGTTCGGTTCATTGGTCGGCACGACCATCGGGATGCTCGTATGAGCAGCGAACAACGAAAAACGCTCGTCGTGAATCTTTATGGCGGACCTGGAACAGGCAAGTCAACCACGGCAGCAGGTGCGTTCAGTCTGCTCAAGCGGCAAGGTGTGTCGGTCGAGCTGGTAACGGAATATGCAAAGGATCTCGTTTGGGAAGGCTCGTTAGAGCTGCTTAATTCGAACCAGATTCATGTCTTCGCTGAACAGCATCGGCGCATGGTCCGGCTGCAGGGCAAGGTCGATGTGATCATCACGGACAGTCCGCTACTGCTGACACTCTTCTACGGCCGCACGAATGTGTCGGAATTGTTCAAGCAAGTTGTCGAGCAGGAAAATGATCGGTTCTGGAATCGAGATATCTTCCTTCGAAGGCGCAAACCATATCAGCAAGCAGGGCGCACACAGACCGAAGACGAAGCACGCTTGATTGACGACTGGCTATATCAAATGCTGATTCGACGTGGACCGTACTACACATTTGATGCTGACGATGACGCAGCACAGTGTGTTGCAAAGGTCGTGAACCTCTGTCTCTCGCTACCGATAGAACAGCAACAAATAACCGGCTGAGCCGGTACACAACAATCCAAGGAAGGAACATATGCCATATTTTGAATTTTTGACCGGGCAAGCCGGTACAGGGAAGACATACCAGATCAAGAAGAGAATAGAAGACGATCCGGAATACGCACTGCTCTGCGCAACGACCGGTGTGGCTGCAACGAACCTGGACACCGTCACATTGAACAGCACAATCGGCTACTATGATACAGACAGTCTGCGCGAAGCCAAGCTCAACGGTAGACTGTTCGGTCGGCTGCGGAACATTGCAATGGGTGAGAATCGAGTGCGCAATATCGTGATCGACGAAGTCTCGATGATGGACGGTGAGCAACTCGACATTTTCCACGACGCGCTGATTGACTTAGAGCAGCGGATCAGCGGTGTAAGCCTGGGCATGATCTTGACTGGCGACTTTGCACA